TCGATCGACGCAGAAGCCGAATTGACTGCTATGTTGTCCGAATACATTTCGTTGGAAATCGATCTTGAAATCCTCGAAATGCTCTTGGTCAACGCACAGACGACCGGTTACTGGTCGGCCAAGATCGGTAACGTGTGGAACGGTGGTAGTTTCGTGGCTGACACGAACATCTCCGGTCAGGCTTGGACGACGATGACCTGGTACCAGACACTTGGTAACGTGGTTCAGAACGTCTCCAACAAGATTCATCAGTTGACGATGCGTGGTGGCGCAAACTGGATGGTTGTTTCGCCGCAAATCGCTTCCGTCATCGAATCCATCCCAGGATTCTCGGCCAAGACCGATGGTGACAAGGCCGAATTCGCAATGGGCGTCTCGAAGGTTGGAGAATTCCAGAGCCGATTCACGGTCTACAAGAACCCTTATATGACGTCGAACGTTATCTTGATGGGCTTCCGAGGCAGTAACTTCCTCGAAACGGGTGCCGTATACGCTCCGTACATCCCACTCATCATGACGCCGCTCGTGTATGACCCACAAAACTTCACTCCACGCCGCGGTGTGCTCACCCGTTACGCGAAGAAAATCGTTCGTCCAGAATTCTTCGGTAAGATCGTGGTCGGCGATTTGGCCGCGCTCTAATCGTAACTGATTAAGTCGAAGTTCATAAAGGAGCATCTTTAACGAGATGCTCCTTTATGTTTTTCGACCACATTCACACTATGTATTAATATACTATGATGTGGAGGTATGACTTGTTATGTGGGAACGAATATGTCCGATGTGTAATGATAAAATCTATCATTCATCAAAATATAATCGAGATCGGTTGGAAAAGAAACGTACTGGCTGTAAAAAGTGTGGTATCAAGAAGATGAAGTCCAGTAAATCAGGACAATCAATAAAACATCTATCCGAATGGTACGCACGTCCAAAAAAAGATACTGGTCCATTTATACGAAACTGTCCGTTATGCGATGCGCCTCATGACTATATAAGCAAGTGGTCTATGCAACGTGCTGCAAAATCAAATGCTATTTGCAACTCGTGTTCGTCCATAGTTTACAAAAAATCATGGACTTATGTGATCAAAGATGAACACATTAAGCAAATGTCTGCGAGAAAAGCTGGATACGAATCGTTCGATGCGTATATGGCGGACCTAGATAACAAAAAGAAATACAGGCGAGAAGTCTCTCGAATTACACGACAACAAGATATTACACAGTTAGAAAATTATGATAAAATTAGGGGGTTGTGTGGAGTGAACGGAGCATATCAATTAGATCATATCATATCGATATCCGAGGGATACGATCAAAATATTTCACCGTCCGAAATTGGTAATATTTCCAACCTCCGAATTATTCCGTGGAAAGACAATCTATTGAAAAGTAACAAATAATGCCAGGCTATTTATAGAGGTACTTTACGGAGATAGGCATGCCGATTGATGCTGTGGGTGGTGGGCCGGTAGTAGACGTTATCATGTGGCCTGGCTCGGGTAGTAATCCGTCCGGCCGCACTGCATATGGACTGTTCGATGATGATGGTGATTTTGAATATGCCGCGCCGCGGGTAGCAAAGTGGATTTGTTCCACTTTGGGATATCCGATGGTGTCCATCGAACTACAAGACCAGAACATCTATAACAATTTGGAAACGGCAACGATGCAGTTCACATCGATTGTGAACGAATTCAATATGCGAGACAATATGATGGCATATCAAGGTATGCCAACGGGCTCGTCATTCAGTCAAACGTTGATTCGCTCGACGCCGATGCCATTTTTGGTCAAACTCGCAGCAGACTACGGCACCGAAGCACAATCGGGTGGAACGGTGGATTTGAAGCGAGGCTATATTTCGCTTACCGCCGGTGAACAAGATTATGATTTGCAAGACCTATGGGCCGATGTGTCGGAATCCGGCACTCGAATGGAAATTCGACGTGTTTTTCATGAACGTGTACCTGCCATGCAACGATTCTTTGACCCATTTGCAGGTACGGGCACCGATATGAGTTCGTTGTTGGGATCATTTGGATTTACGGGCTATGCCGTCGCATCCAATTTTCTCATCATGCCGACGTTCGAAACACTATTGCGTGCCCAAGCAATCGAATTGAACGATCAGATTCGACGTTCGAACTACAGTTTCGAAATTCACAATAACAAAATTCGAGTATACCCATTGCCGGATTCCACTGGCGATCGTATTTGGTTCGAGTATTATGTAGAGAGCGACAAGTTCCGACTGTCCACGTCCGCTGCCGGATCGCCAGGACGTGCCGAACGAAGCGTGGCCAGCGATTTTAGCAACGTACCATTCTGCTATGTGCCATTTTCGCACATCAATGACGTTGGTCGTCAATGGATTTTCAACTACACGTTAGCACTGACGAAAATTACACTCGGTAATATTCGTAGCAAGTACGATATGTTGCCCATCCCGAATTCTGAAATTCGATTGGATGGTGAAACTTTGCGACAAGAGGGTCAACAAGACGCGGAACGTCTGATAGATCAACTACGAGAAACACTGGAAGAGAGTGGTAAGGCAAAGCAGATGGAAAAGCAAAAGGAAAATGAGTTGAACATGCAGGAAATTCTTCGACTGGCACCTATGCCAATCTTTATCCTTTAACGGATAACACAGATGCGATTTACGTCCCAGCAGGACTACAATCTGATGTTGCACTTCAATTCGGAACTATTGAACACTTTCGTCGATACACCGGTCGTGTTGTACAAGTTGAACATTACGTCTTCGAAGAAAAATGTCTACGGTGAATCCACCACTAAACGGTGGTATCGTGGCGTGCAAATTCCATGCTTGGTGAATCGTCAATTCAGCACTGCAATCAAAGATACGATGACGGTCAACACCGAACAGACCGCAGAGTTCAGTTTCCTTCGTAATGAATGCCAGACCCGAGGGGTATTTCCAGAAATCGGCGATATCATTGATTTTGCGGGTAGCTATTTTGAAATCGATCAGTTGAACGACATTCAGTTGGTCGCTGGTCAGGTGAATTACAATCACGCCATTGTATGTGCCACACATTTGACACGTAACACTGGACTCCAACTTGAGGCACCGCTCGTATGACCTCCGATATGTCACATCTCGCCGCAGCACAGGTAGTAGATGACGTTCCAAATCGAGGAATGGACACGAAGTTGAATGATGGAGATCAACGACCATTATCCGTGACGTTGATGTCCATTGATGAGTTGATCGTAAACCATCTTACCACTGTCATCAAACCCACCATTGTTGATAACGGTGCAATCAAACCCGTTGCTGTTCAATATGGCTCTCCTGAACGATGGGCGGCCGTCCGACAACACGGTGCTCTACGCGACCCTGCAACGGACAAAGCACAAACGCCGTTGATTTTGTTGCGTCGGGTGTCAGTCGATCGTGGTAAGTTGTCCAATCCATCAAACAAATACGTGTCCACCTCGTGGGAAACGGGTTGGAATGCTCGCAACGCATACGATAAATTCAGTGTACTGAACAATATTCGTCCGTCCAAGCAATTTCACAGCATCATCATTCCCGATTACGTGGATTTACAGTATGAATTTATGGTGTGGACCGAGTATGAAGAACAAATGTCCGATTTGATCGGTCAGTTACAGATGGAAGCGGACGATTTTTGGGGTGTTCGTAACGGATTCAAATTTCGAGTCAAAATTGACAAATTTGACAGTCAATCTGACCTCGATGCCACACAGGATCGAGTCATTCGAACGCAATTTTCGATGAAAGTGAGCGCATATTTGATTCCCGACCGAATGGTTCAGAAATATCACATCTCACCAACGACACAAAAGATGTACACAGCCAAAAAAGTCATTGTAATGACTGAAACTGTGACAACAAAATAATCAGTTCGTCGATATGTATAGCATTTTGGGTCCAAAAATCAATACTTATGGGTTGAACCAATTCCCGGGGTTAATATGACAGGTTTCAAGCTACCAGATGATGAATTTAAGCAATTGACCGACCTTCAAGATCGTTGGTCAGCACTGACACGACAATACGGTGAATTACACTATCAGAAAAAGGTCATTGAATCCGAGTTGTCCGCAATTGATGCGTCACTCGAGCAGTTGGATGCAGATCGGTTCGAAACCATCTCGAAATTGCAGGAAAAATATGGTGCGGGACAGGTCAATCTTGTCACTCAAGAATTTATCCCGCAGATCTCGGAATAACCGGTTTTCAAAATCGGTTGAGTCACGGATTCAGGGTTATCAAATGTTAGAACAACTATAACGGAGCTTTATTATGGCAGAGCGATTTATCAGCCCTGGTGTCTTCACTCAAGAACGAGATCTTTCATTCTTGCCACAAGGCATCGCACAAATCGGCGCGGCGTTTGTTGGGCCGACACAAAAAGGACCAGCCTTTCGGCCTGTCATCGTAGAGTCCCAAGAGGAATTCACTGCGATCTTCGGTGGTCCGACCGTGGATTTCTATACCCCACACGCGGTACAGAATTATCTACGCGAAGCCGGCCGTGCCACGGTATGTCGTGTTCTTGGCTTGGACGGATACGATAACAGTACCGTCGAATCTCTGATTTTGTCGATCAGTGGTTCTGGTTCGCCCACCGGCCGACCGATCGGTGTAATCTTCCCATCCCGACAGGGTGTGTCATTGGTATCCGGTTCCGCCTCCGGTGCACCAACGCAGTTCACCTTGACCATCAGTGGTGCGTCAGGTGTTACGACCTACAATAGCATGAGCGTTGATCCAACCAGTGCAAATTACTTTGCAAAGGTATTGGGTACGACCACGACAACCGGACAAGACGGTTTCGTATTGCTACAGTTCCCATCGGCCACGAGTTTCGTGTCCGGTGCATTGGTTGGTTCGGGCTCGATGACGTTGGCCGTTGAAACCACACAACTGATGTTGTCGGGTTCCACCTACGGCACCTATCGCAATGCCGAGACGCCATGGATTCGTTCGCAGTTGATCGGTTCCATCCATCACAACTTGTTCAAGTTCCACACGTTGTCAGATGGTACTTCGGCAAATACCGATGTCAAGATTTCCATCGCGTCCATTCGACCGAACCCATCGGGCACCGGCTATGGTACGTTCACGGTATTGGTTCGCAAGTTCGACGACACCGATGCACGTATCAATGTATTGGAGCAGTTCGATAATCTAACAATGGATCCATCTAGTCCGAATTACGTTGCCCGTGCAATTGGTACGGCACGTACGATTATCGATGCAAACAATGACATTTACCTCGAAGGCGAGTACGAGAATAAATCCAAGTACGTCTATGTCGAAATGGACAGTGGTGCTGAAGATGTGTCCGAGTCGGCTCTGCCGTATGGATTCGCGCCATTGGCCGCTCCATTGTCAGTTGCCAACTTGCCTGCACCGGCCTATGTCACCACGCGTTACGCGGCCCCAACCGGCGGAACCACGGAAGTTGCCAGCAACCGAGTATACTACGGCATCGACCTCAGTGATGACACAACCCTTGCCTACATTGCGCCAATCCCATCTGGCTCCATTAACTCGGCGGGCACGACCCTTCGGGTGGGTGTATTTGCAAGTGGTTCTACGGCAGTGCCAGCAGGTGGTGTGGACCCAGGATTCGACCTATTGGAAATTCTTGAATCTACCGATTTGGTTGACGTAGGCGTACAAGCCAACACGGCCATTCGTAAGTTCACGGTGCCGTTCCAGAATGGCTTCGATGGACAGAATCCATCGGTCCTTCGTGAAGTAGGTGGTAACATCACATCGACCAATACACAAGGATTCGATTTGAGCGATTCCAACAAAGCAGGTTCTCGTGCATACAAGCTCTGCATCGACGCGCTCGCAAATCCGGATGCATTTGACATCAATATGTTGGTATTGCCGGGTGTCATTTATAGTCAGCACGCATATATTGTTACCGAAGGTATCAACATGTGTGAAAACCGTGGTGATTGCTTCTTCGTGCTCGATGGATCGGTGTTGGGTGCAACCGTCGCAACGGCAGAAACCGATGTCGAGGATTTGGACACCAACTACGCTGGTACGTACTACCCGTGGGTTAAGATCCGTGACACAGACACCAATAAGTTGATCTGGGCGCCGCCGTCAGTCGTGATGCCAAATGTCTTCGCGTTCAACGATCGTGTTGCCGCTGAATGGTTCGCTCCGGCCGGCTTGCAACGTGGTGGTATTGATATCGCATTGCAGGTTCGTACACGAGTGGATCAGTCGGATCGAGATTCGTTGTACGAGGCACGTGTCAACCCAATTGCGTCGTTCCCTGGTCAGGGTATCGTAGCATGGGGACAGAAGACGTTACAGCAAGATGCTTCCGCACTGGATCGTATCAATGTCCGTCGTTTGTTGATTGCTGTGAAGAAGTTCATCGCGTCGTCGTCTCGTTATTTGGTATTCGAACAGAATGTCGAATCCACGCGTCAACGCTTCTTGTCCATCGTCAATCCATATCTACAGTCGGTACAGGAACGCAGTGGTCTGTACGCCTTCAAGGTAGTCATGGATGAGACGAACAATACGCCAGATATCATTGACCGAAATGTGTTGGTCGGACAGCTGTATCTCCAGCCGACCAAGACTGCTGAAATCATCAGCTTGGATTTCAACATTTTGTCCACTGGCGCAGTATTCCCTGAGGCCTAAGGTACTGGCCGGCAGTAATGCCGGCCGGTATTTTACCACCCCGTCGATATGTATAAGTACGTAAGAGATCTAGGAGATCTATCATGGCTAATTTAGTATCAGAAAACGAGATGTTCTATACGCAGTTTGAGCCAAAAACTCAAAATCGATTCGTAATGTACATCGACGGTATTCCGTCCTATCTCGTTCGCAAAATTGAACGTCCAAAGTTCTCGAGCGAGACTAAAGTATTGCCCCATATCAACGTAGAACGTTATATCAAGGGCAAGTCCAAGTGGGGCCCAATTTCGTGCCAGTTGTACGATCCGGTCGTTCCGTCCGGCGCACAAGCCGTTATGGAATGGGTGCGTTTGCACCACGAATCCGTAACGGGTCGTAACGGCTATGCCGATTTCTATAAGAAGGATATCATCTTCAATATGTTGGGCCCGGTGGGTGACAAGGTAGAAGAATGGGTCGGCAAAGGCTGCATGCTCACCGAAGCAAATTTCGGTTCTGCCGACTGGAACGTGGACGATCCCGCAGAAATCAACATCACCATTCAAGCTGATTTGTGGATTCTCAACTACTAATTGTCCTTCACTTCTAAAGAGAATCATCTATGCCTCAACTTTTATTTGTGAGCGCGTCGTCCGGCACCGGCAGTGAGTTTGGTCTAGGCGAAACCATTGCCGCGGATCTATTGGTCTATGTACCAAGCGCATCGTACGGCGTACAAGGCGTACAGTTGTGGGGTCGACTGACCGGCCACAGTAGTTCTTATGTACCACTTCAGGCCACACCACTCACAAGTAGTGTTGCTCAACGTGCATTGACTGCAGAAGGACTATATCTGTATTCCAATGTAGGCGGTACTTCTGTAACTGCACGTGTAGAGAAAAGCGGTTCTAACGAAATCACCATTGCCGCCAATACCATTTTGAAGCGATAATATGTCTGCACTAGGGGAAGCCACCACGAACCCAACGGTAGTTAACGCAGACCTGAACATCAATCAGCACGCATCGTTCAAACTGACCTACCAACTACTCGACTCGGCCAGCGCTACGGCGCTGGATATCACGAGTTGGTCTTTCTCTGCATCCATTAGTCAACAATTTGTTGATTTGTTGCCCTCGGTCTATTTTACCAGTTCGGTGGTAGATCTTACACAATCCATTGTTGAATTTACCCTAACGCCTGCGCAAACCGCATTGATGACCGGCACCCGATATGTGTACGACATTGTAGGCATTGATAAATCTACTACCCCCGACACGGTATATCGTTTAGCACAGGGCAAAGTTCGTGTCTATTTAGGTTCTACGATTCCGACAGTCACCGAATAACGTTTAGGTGCGCCAATGCCCGTAACCGTCATCACCGTCAATCCTAGTTCGTCCGTTGTCTCGTTAGGTGTTGACGCCACAAAAACTGTCACTCTTAATGCTGAAGCGCAACGTGTTGCCGCGACCTCGTCCGTTGCGTTACTTGCCACAACTGCAAGTTTTGCTGTGTCCGCGTCGTGGGCACAGACTTATTTATTGATTGGTGATACCACCCAATCCATCTCATCGTCCTATTCTGTACTGGCAACCTCGGCATCATATGCACTCACGGCATCATATGTCAGTGGTGCGGCCTCGACATGGGACTCGATCACACAGAAACCAACAGGATTGGTATCCAGCTCAATTCAAATCAATACAGGATCATATTCTGGTTCGTTGATTGGCACAAGTAGTTGGGCCAATTCCGCGTCGATTGCAACGCAAAACATCATCACGGCCAGTGTCAGTAACACGACCATTACGTTTACCAAGGGCAATGGTACTACATTTGACATAACCGTTGCACAATCGGGCTCGGTGGCCACGGCATCATATGCGACATTGGCACAATCGGCGGTTACCGCAAGTTATGTGGGACAAACCGCATTTGCGACGTCTGCCTCGTATGCCCCAACAATATTGCCGGTCGGCACGGTATCCAGTTCACTACAGATCAACACCGGATCTTTCAGTGGTTCCATTACTTCTGCGTCATATGCCGTAACGTCTGCATATACAAATGTCGGTAATGGCACACCAAATACGTTTGCAGTGTGGTCCACAAATACTACATTGACCGGATCGGTGGTGCAGCAATCTGCATCTATGGTGAACATTTCATCAAGTTTGAATGTTAGTGGCACTGCACATTTTGCCAATGATATTGCTCTATATCGTAATTTGGCAACAAATGATCTTGCATTTGTTGTACAACGCGATGGACATTTGCTCGAATTGGATAATGAACAATCGTCATTGCGACTTCGCAATGTTCTAGCCACCAGTGGTGGTGTAGAAGGATCCAGAATCGGCAGTGTAGGTGGCAGTCTGACGTTGATGCCCACCGATTACTATGAAGCAAATGAAAAAGTAACTATCGGATTTTGGGATACGAATAATCTCATCAATACCGCAATAGAAATATCAAATACTGCATCAATTAGTTCTGGTTCGCTTCGATTGATGCCTAGTGGCGGTGTCGTTGTTGTGGGTGCCGATCCGGGTGGCACACAAATATTCCGACAGACCGGTGATACTCGAATCGTTGGCACTGTCTCGGCTTCGTTCTTCGTGGGCAATGGTGCGAATCTTACAAATCTAACCAGTGCATCATACGCAGCAACGGCGTCGGTTGCCCGATCGGCATCATACGCACCTGTAATTCTACCTACGGGTATTGTATCCTCTTCCGCACAGATCAACACGGGGTCGTTCAGTGGATCGTTTGTTGGCACCGCCTCGTGGGCCACTGCTGCAATTTCCGCAACACTTGCAGTACAGAACATCGTCACCGCCAGTGCATCGAACACTACTATTACGTTCACGAAGGGCGACGGATCAACCTTCTCAGTGACAGTTGCACAGTCGGGATCGGTGGCATCATCGTCGTATGCGGCGTATGCTGAAAATACAAATTTGTTTGATGGTTTGGACTCTTCGGTGTTTGTTACTACCGGTTCTAATACATTTATTGGAACTGAAATTATATCCGGCACACTTCAAGTTACTGGCGGCATAACCGGTTCAATGTTAGGTACGTCAAGTTGGGCGGCCAATAGCACTACTTCATCCATTGCAAACGCAATTCAATATACCAACATATTAAATAGACCTACTTTAATATCAAGTTCGGTGCAGATCAATACCGGATCCTTCAGCGGTTCGTTCATTGGTACATCAAGTTGGTCTTCGAATGCAGTAAGTGCAAGTTTTGCTACGACCGCATCCTACGCAATGAATGGTGGTGCCGATTGGTCAGTGATAACAGGTAAACCAACTGGATTGGTATCAAGTTCAGTTCAGATTAACACCGGCTCATTTACAGGCTCATTCACCGGATCGTTACTCGGTACAGCAAGTTGGGCCGCAAATACAAATACTGCTTCGTATTTTAGCGGCACTTTAGATTTTCCTAACGGTTTGACTGTCACGGGATCCACGTTATCCACAACCGGATTTACAGGATCGCTGAGCGGCAGTGCGTTGACTGCAACATCGGCATCGTATGCCGCTACTGCAAGTTTACTACTTGGATCAATAGTATCGTCCTCCTATGCACTCACCGCGTCATATGCTATGAATGGTGGTGGATCTGGTATATCCAGTTCATATGCGACCTCTGCATCACACGCAACGATAGCAACAACGGCATCGTATATTTCCGGTGGAATTAATTTCACTAACGGACTTACGGTTACGGGCAGTTTGATCGTTACCGGCGGCATCACCGGATCTCTCAGCGGCAGCATTCAATCGGCAACATCTGCGTCGTACGCGCTCACCGCATCATACGCAATGAATGGTGGTGGTGCATCGGACTGGAATTCAATAACCGGTAAGCCAACGGGCTTGGTATCAAGTTCAACGCAAATCAATACTGGGTCATTCACTGGTTCGTTCACCGGTAGTATAACATCCGCTTCCTATGCTCTAACTTCTTCGTATACATCGGTATCCGAATGGGGTCTAATAAACGGAAAACCTATAGGAATCGTATCCAGCTCCGGTCAAATCAATACCGGATCCTTCAGCGGTTCATTCATTGGTACATCAAGTTGGGCATCATTCGCGGTTACTGCGTCATATCTCACCGGAAATATTCAATTTTCTAATGGACTCGTCGTTACCGGATCCACAATATCAACCGCTGGATTTACAGGATCACTGAGCGGCAGTGCGTTGACTGCAACATCGGCATCGTATGCGAATGCTGCAGATGAATTAACCAAAATAACATTTACCGTCTCCGCGGCACTATCCCCATCATTCGCACGAATAACATCTGGCGCACAACATTTATCCAATAGCACTTACGTAATTTCATCTATTATCAATGATTCTGTATACAACAACTATCGTATTTCAGGAATACTATCATGGTATACTGGATCTGTGTCATCAAGCGGTACTGATGAACTATTTTTACACCGCGTCGGCGCAACATCAGCAGATTCTATATTTTTACGAACTAATTCCGTCAGTGGCAGCACTATATTCTTGGAAATGTGTTCCACTACATCATCAATATCCAGTTCATATACATTTACATTTGTAAAATTGGCATAAACAATGGTTCTATTTTCACTCAATACACGATGTTTAAACTATTTATTGGTGATACATCAAACATTCAGGACACAAAATGCCTAATCTTGAGAATTTTATAATTCCCATATCAAAACAATCTCTCGGTGGTGGTGTCGGATCGGTAACAATAGACGCTGCGACGGAGCGAGTAATTTTTGTTGGAAAGATACGGGGTCACAACTGGACCAGTGGAAGTAAAAGTATACAGATGTTAGATTTCGGCGTCGGTGCACGAACTGCCGGAACCGGTACAACATTTCGTGTATATCTTGCTGATTTGGATTCAGGTAGCATTGGTGTTGCTCGTGATGATCTAATCGTTGACCAGTACTGGGAAACCGGCAGCGTTGCGGGATTTACTGTGTATATCAATGAACCGTCTGCTGGGTTGGTAAGAACGGGAAATCTCAATTCAAACCGAACAGTGAATATCGGTGATACTGTTTGTGTGGTGTTTGATTATTCTACGTTTGGATCCTCTACATCATTGGCCCTGCGAACTACTTCTATGGGCATTTCCGCGCCGTTTGCGTTCCCAACAGTTACTTCATTTTTATCATCTGCATATTTGGGAGTGGCCAATGGAATACCGTCCGTTGGATTTATATTTTCCGATGGATCTCGTGGATATTTTGATGGTACACTTGGTGTGTATCTTGGCAACGGTCTGGCAACATTCAGTACGTCTAGTGCCGGATCTTCTACATCATTGGACAGTGGCGATGAACGTGGATTGGAATGGCAACCATCAAAAAATTGGAAATTGACCGGTGTAGATTATGGGGTACGATTTGATACCAGTCAATCGTATGTAGAATTTGTTACATATAGCGGGAGCACAGCGATTCATACATCTGTTGCCAATACCAATCAGGTACCATTGACTTCGTCGGCATTGTATTCCACCACCTATGCATCACCCATTAGCTTCTTTTCAGGATCAACATATCGATTTACAGTAAAGCCTAGCTCAAGTGCTACGGTCAGGCTTGCGGTGTACGATTTCGGAAATACCGAAGACATGCAAAATCTTTCTGCTGGAGGAGAAAATGTACGATACTGTACCTTGACTGATGGAGTATTAAATACTCCAACCAGCGCCAGTTACAGATGGCCATATATTTTGTTGCGTGGAAGTGAATTTACAAATGAGGAATATTTGTCAGGTTCATTTGTAATATCAGGATCGGTGACCAACGGTGGTTTGCCTATCTCAGGTGCGGTAATTCGATTGACTCGTCAGATTGACAATAAAACCATATCAACCTCCAGCAACGCGACGGGCAAATATCAATTTAATGTACCTAGTGGAAGCTCATATCATGTTATGGTAGAATATGAAACAGGTAGTGTCAAATATAATGCATTGTCAAATTGGTCAATATCACCGGTGTAATGTATGCCTTTATATACTCCATCGTCTGGAAATTCTGTTAATTTTGATTTGATCAGCTATTCTGCCCCGTCTGGAAATTCTGTTAATTTTACATTAGATGAACTAACTTCTTCTGATAGAATTACGATAAAGGTATTTCCGGCAGGACAAAATCAGGTTGTAATATCTGGCTTACGGCCAAATTCTGTAATTATAGGTCCATAAATGTCAAACAATTTTATTTTTCAAGCAGGTGGCTCCAGTAACAATATTATAGCCGGATCACCCAATCGGGGTCGGCCCGCAGTTGCACGAATAGTACAAAATAACCAATCCAATTCATTCGTGTTCAGACAAAATTGGCCCGTGGTTGGTACCACCAGTGCAATTGTTCGTGGAACTGCTGGTGTATCTCCATTTGAATCTGTAATTGGAAACGTTGCTGGACTTTCCGTGGTTGATGCTGCTACCGAGGGTATTGATTCCGGATGTCCTACTACCAATGCGCTACGTACAGATTTAATTTATGTTGGTGGGGCGGTACAAAATATGGACACTGCAGAACTCGCATTATTGAGTAATTACTGGACGCCGCCAAATGTTGGTGGATCCACATACTTTCGTGTATATAAACGACTGGTGTATCCTCACGTATCCGATCCACCGGCATTGGGTAACGGAAATCACTGTCTTGAGCAATATTCCGGTGGTGGAAATTCATGGTCCTTTACTTTTCACACCGCTGCGGGTGGATGGAACCCGATCTTTAATATCTGGGTTGCGGGTGCTCCTACTAGATTTACACTGGGTGGTTCGACGCCAATATATTTAAGTAGAAATGTATGGTATCGTATTGAAATGGCGATGCATAGAACCGACACTAATTTACGAGAACATGAACTACGAATTTATAATGCGTCCAATGATCTAGTGTATGGTACATCAGATTTTTCCGTTGCTGGCGGCGCCTCGCTTTCGGGATATTCCGCGGCATACGGCACCAGTGGCGAAAGTGCAACAGGAACTTGGTTTATGGGAACGAATGGTCCGCACGTAATAGGAGCCACGGTCGGGTGTGCACCCGCGTGGTATTGGGCCGCGGCGGCTGTGTCGTTGACCGATTGGTGTGGTGCGTACACATCAAACGGATAAGATCATATACTCCATTTGGAAACTAAATGCATAAATTACATTCACTATCGGTATATGCCGGAATAACAGGATCATTGAGTGGTAGTGCTACCATAGCAACTACTGCAGTAACTGCATCCTATCTGTCCGGAAATATTGAATTTCCAAATGGACTCACGGTCACCGGATCCATAATTGCAACTGGTGGTATCACCGGATCTCTCAGCGGCAGTATCACCTCAGCATCTTACGCGCTCACTGCGTCGTATGCAATGAATGGTGGTGGATCTGGTATATCCAGTTCATACGCTATTACATCATCATTTGCTCAGACCGCTGTTACTGCATCGTATATTTCTGGTGGTGTTAACTTTACAAATGGTTTAATAGTCACCGGTAGTTTGATCGTTACCGGCGGCATCACCGGATCTCTCAGCGGCAGCATTGCATCGGCTACTTCAGCATCTTACTCACTGACCGCATCATACGCAATGAATGGTGGTGGTGCATCGGACTGGAATTCAATAACCGGTAAGCCAACGGGCTTGGTATCAAGTTCAGTTCAGATTAACACCGGTTCATTTACAGGCTCATTTACTGGATCACTACTGGGCACATCAAGTTGGGCAACCAATACAATATCGTCGAGTTATGCCCCGACAATATTGCCAATAGGCACAGTATCATCTTCCATACAGATCAATACCGGATCCTTCAGCGGTTCGTTCATTGGTACATCAAGTTGGGCATCAAATGCTGTGTCGGCGTCGTATGCACCCACAATATTACCTCTCGGTGTAGTATCTAGCTCTTTACAAATTAACACCGGGTCATTCACCGGGTCATTCACCGGGTCACTGTTAGGCACCGGTAGTTGGTCCAGTAATGCTGTGTCGGCGTCGTATGCACCATTCATCCTACCGGTTGGAACAGTGTCTAGTTCTGTTCAAATCAATACCGGATCGTTCACCGGTTCATTTACTGGATCGTTACGAGGCACGTCAAGTTGGGCATCAGATGCTGTGTCGGCGTCGTATGCACCGGTAGTGCTGCCTATAGGACTTGTATCAAGCTCTATTCAAATTAACACTGGATCGTTCACTGGTTCGTTTATTGGAAAAATTACTGGATCTCTGCTGGGCACGAGTAGTTGGTCCAGTGATGCCGTATCTGCAAGTTATGCACCAACTATACTGCCAATTGGTGTGGTGTCATCATCAATTCAAATCAACACCGGATCCTTTAGTGGTTCGTTCATTGGTACATCAAGTTGGGCATCATTCGCGGTTACTGCGTCATATTTTAGTGGTTCAATTTTATTTACCAATGGATTGACTGTCACGGGATCCACAATATCAACCGCTGGATTTACAGGATCACTGAGCGGCAGTGCGTTGACTGCAACATCGGCATCGTATGCACTAAGTGCATCGTATGCAATGAATGGTGGTGGATCTGGTATATCCAGTTCATACGCGTCCACTTCCAGCTTTGCATCATTCGCAACATCAGCGTCATATATTTCCGGTGGAATTAATTTCACTAACGGACTTACGGTTACGGGCAGTTTGATCGTTACCGGCGGTATTACTGGTTCTCTCAGCGGTAGCATTCAATCGGCAACATCTGCGTCGTACGCACTGACTGCATCATGGGCACCAGGCGGTATTGCTGGATTGGCCACAAAGTCCGGAGTAACGGGTAGTGGTGCATTTACTGGCACACCACGAAAGGCCACAATTACCTTTACATCATCATTTGCTACTGCTAATTATGCTGTAGTGGTCACTGGTGATGATGCTCGATCCTGGACCATCGAAAGTAAGGTCGCGGGAAGTTTTGTTATCAATTCAAATTCGAGCATTGATCTAGCTGGCTCCACATATTGGATTGCAACAGCATACGGGGAAACCTAATTTATGGCAATATTTTACACCGATTCCGGTAGTTTTAACACACTGAATGTTATAAATACCATTGTGATATCCGGATCCCTACAATTGAGTAATTCCGCCGGTGGATTGACGGGATCATTGAGTGGCAGTGCATTGACGGCTACATCCGCGTCATATGCACTTTCAGCGTCATATGCTCCGGGTGCCGGCGGCAATGCATTTGGAACCGTTGTAGTTGCTGGACAGAATAACGTGGTCGCGGATCAAACCAATGATTCGTTAACATTGGTAGCCGGTACAAACATTAGCATTACTACCAACGACACCACCGACACCATTACCATTAATTCCACAGGTGGTAGTTCATTTCCGTATACCGGTAGTGCGGCTATTTCCGGATCGTTGAATGTCGTACACGAAACCACTCCGCAGGTTCGTATCCTTGGACAAGCCACCGGAAGCATTCCGCTCGCTGGAACATTACTTCAAGTAGTCGCAAGCAGCAGCTTGCCGACACGTATTTCAATTGATACGCATAACAATGATAGTACATTTGGTTCATCGATACGGGCACGACGTTCCAGAGGAACAACAACGGCACCTACCGCACTTCAATCGGGTGATGTATTGTTGCAACTTGTCGGTGATGGACACGATGGAACGGATTATCAAACTAACCACGCCAATATTTCCTTCTTGACAGATGAAAATTGGTCTGGTACCAATAGAGGTACGGTGGTGTCCGTTCGAACTACGCCGAATGGATCCATTGTTTCTACCGCATCTGTGAATATTCGATCCGATCGGGTGGATATTACTGGTTCATTGGGAGCTACCGAAGCATTGTTGGTGGGCGTTTCTAGACCGATACGAACTCCGCGAGAGGCAATGGGTATTTATCCGACAGCTTCCTATACATCGTACAACCTTGTAGTGGCAAGTGCGTCGGTCGATAATTACATACAATTTAATATGATAAACGCCTCCTCGGGCATTTCAGCATCGGCAGATTTCGTTGCAACGAATAATCTGGGACAACTGAATGAAACATCATATTACATTGATATGGGTATCAATAGCAGCGGTCACACAACCACTACTAATGCAGTCGGCGTGGGCAACGATGCCTATCTGTATTCAACCGGCCGAGAACTGTTGATCGGTAATGCTTCAACTGGATCAAATAGTGCCATCCGATTCTTCACCAATGGATTCTATTCATCATCTCAACAAGCTGACCTGACCATTGCGCCCAATGGTTTTGTTGGTATAGGCATTGGTATGGTTGATCCATCCGCGTCATTGGATGTATCGGCCATATCCGGCACTATCCGAACACGAAACGTTACGGCACAAACGTCTGGTGGATTTTTGGTGGTGGGTGGTTTGGGATATAACCTAAACCTCAATGCCGCCAATTACTTCATTGCTAGTGGATCCGGTACCGGCGTCGTCGCATGGACCGCCTCAGGTGCACCATCAAGTGGCACATTGGGTGGATTTGTTTTACAATATTCGAACGGCGCCCAGTTGACCAATGCATGGTTTGCCAATACACGATGGCCCGGCGGCACAGCACCAACGCTGACCTCCGGTGGTGTGGATTTGTTGGGATTCAGCACGGTTGATGCCGGTGCAAACTGGCGAGGCGTATTGTTGCAGCGAGATAGTAAGTAATGTATTCCACTCTATTTCCATTTCAATCAATATTTACCAATTATGCACCGGTTAGTGAAGCAATATTCACCACGGTTGCAACGCATAGTTGGACGGTGCCCGCAAATGTCTCTATGATTTCTGCGGTGGCGGTTGCTGGCGGCGGAGGCGGTGGCGGAGCCGCGGCAGGTAACGGCGGTACCGGTGGCGGTGGTGGCGCCTTGGCTTACGCAACGTTTCCAGTAACACCCGGATCTTTGTTACAAATCGTAGTGGGTATAGGTGGACAAACGGGATCTGCTTCGTTAACTACAGGTCGAGCCGGTGACGGAGGATCGTCATGGGTGACTGGAAGTAATACGGTATTTGTATACGCTGTCGGTGGACTTGGTGGTAACAACGGTGCCACTGGCAACGGCACCGGCGGCACCGTGCGTTCGGGATCTGGTGGATCTGGTGGTGCGGGTGCGGCCTCAAGTGCCAACGGTGGCGGAGGTGGCGGTGGAGCCGGTGGATACTCCGGAACCGGAGGCGCGGGCGCCGCCACGACGGCCGGCGCGGCCGGCACAGGCGGTGGAGGTGGTGGAGGTGGTGGAACCGCCGCTGCCGGCGGCGCAGGCGGCGGTGGAGTAGGATTGTATGGTTCAGGATCCAACGGCGTCGGCGGCGCTGCAACGCCACTAGGCGGTGGTCCCGGTAGTTGGACTGGATCGGTTGCCGCAGCACTGGCATCTGGATCTGCGCCGTTCGGTGGCAATGCTGGATCCGGTGGATCATATGGCGGTGGTGGTGGTGGCGCGGATGATACCACTAAGAAAGGCGGATCTGGATCTGCGGGCGCCGTACGGTTGATATGGGGTAATGGTCGTACTTATCCACTCGGTGCTGTGGGTACACAAGTGTATGGGTGATAACTCATGAAATATAGAGATAGAACTACTGGTCAGTTGTATGAGTTGTTCGAACTTCGTGATCGGTATGCAAATATTTCGTTACCGATCAATTGGGATACATCAACGTATGATTTTTTGAATGTAGATCCGGTACGTCCTACTGCACCGCCGAGCGTAGGTGCGTTGGAACAATTGGAATACCTTGGTGCCGTATACGAAGATAATCAATGGGTTGAACGATGGTCCGTAGTACCTATTTCAATATCAGCCGAAGAACTCAATCAACTGGCCGAAGAAAATCGATTGGAAAAATGGCGCAGTGTAAGAGAACGACGGAATCAATTATTAGCAGCGTCTGATTATACTGAATTTTTATCTGTGCCCATATCTTCGGCCTGTCGGGCCAATTTTCAAGCATATCGTCAAAAATTACGAGACGTCACTAATCAACCCGATCCGTACAATATAATATGGCCAACGGAACCGCCGTACGAACGCGCTTGACAGAATTTGAATCCCTGACTATATTCTAGTTAACAACTGCCGAAAGTGAAATAGTGGCCCATCCATCTGCCTATAACGTCCTATTCCGATTTGGAAAACATAACGGTAAATCATTAGGATTCGTTTACGATTCCGATCCGAGTTACATCGAATGGTTATCATCCAACGATAAGATGCCAGGTAACTGGCCCATCGCTGCCCGTCGCGTTCTGCGCAACGAATCGGTGGAAGATTTGCATTTGCCACGCCAGGCCAAACACGATTTCCGAAAATTGGAAGTAGAAATGTCATCCGGACCAAAAAATACGGTTCGGGTGACATTTGCGTATGATAAAGACCTTCTCGAACGATTCAAGTTCGAAATTGATGGTCGAAAGTGGGATGCCGACGAGAAATGTTGGGTAGTTCCAGGTCCCCAATTGCTCAAAATGGTGGAATTATTCGGTGGCGTCAAGAATATCACCGCTGATGACAAGGTTAAGGCCTTGTATCGTGCAGAAATCGCGCGTCGGAAGGATTTGGACGAGATTCGGGTACAGGATGACTCCGATATCCAAATCAATAACATTAAATTGGACTTATTTCCGTACCAGAAAGTCGCCGTGGACTTTCTCATGCGTGCCGGGGGTCGGGGCATGGATGCTGACCAGCCCGGCTTGGGTAAAACCGCCACGGCCATCGCATACGCCGCTCACAACAGCCTAAAGACCCTCGTCATTGCGCCCAAATCGGTTATCATCCATTGGCAACGTGAGATCGAGCGGTTCACTGGCAAGAAAGCCACTATTTGGTCTACGGACGCCAAGGCGGGCCGGATCGACGCCCAATACCACCTCATCAACTATGACATCGTGGAACGGCGTGCGGCCGAACTGCGGAAGGCGGAATTTGACCTATTGGTCTGTGACGAAGCGACCATGTTGAAGAACCGACAAACCAAACGTGCCAAAGCGATTCTCGGAGACTGGAAACAACGGAAATTGTACCCGGGCATCAAAACCAAGCATGTGATCTTTCTGACGGGCACGCCGGTGATGAATCGACCCGTCGAAGCGTTTGCCTTGTTGAATTTCTTGGACAAGGACCGATTCAACAATTTCTATCAGTTCACACAGAAATACGGTGGATGGAAGGGATCGGAGCCTCGGAACTTGGAAGATCTGCATCACCGCGTCAAGGATTTGGTCATTCGCCGCTTGAAGAAGAACATTCTTACGGAACTGCCCGCAAAACAACGAAATGATCTGTATGTAGAATTGTCCGATGCGGAGATGAAGGAATACAACACGTTGTTGACGAAGTTGTTCAAACGATGGGGTGCCACAGGAAAGCCGACTATTGGAGAAATGCCGGCCATCCAACAATATCTGATTGAGAAGAAGATGCCCCGGGCTATTGAGATGGTGGATGAGTATCTGGACAATGATCGGCCGATCCTCATCTACAGTTGTTTCATTGCACCATTGGAAAAGCTTGCCGCACATTATGGGGACAAAGCTGTAGTGTTGCATGGACAGATGACCATGTCTGAACGACAGAAGAGCATCGATGCGTTACGGTCAGGTGAGGCCAAGGTCGGCCTCTTCAGCGTAGGCGCAGGCGCTATGGGTATCGATGGATTGCAACATAGCATTGATACTGTGATCTTTTTGGATCGGTGGTGGGTACCTTCAACACATGAACAGGCCGAAGATCGGTTATTTCGTACCGGCCAGACCAAACAAGTGTCCTGTTACTACTTCACCTGCGTTAACACGCTTGACGAGTATATGGGCAATATCTTGACCGAGAAACAGAAAGTCATCGATCAAATCGTGGACGGTGGCCTCATTACCGGTCCACAGAATAAGAGTTTCTTCAAAGAATTCGTATCCGCATTGAAAAAGGGGTATTTGGAAGACCTGAAAAAGGTCGATATTGCTGCGGTGGACGAGGAGATTCCTGAGTTAGAAGTCTGAGTCGGGGTCTATTTATAGACAGTACCAACCAAAGGAGTTACATATGAGCGAAGTACAATATCCATCCGAACGGGTCGATTTGCCTAGTAAGGGGTGGTTCTATCCAGATGGACATCCGTTGACGAGTGGACAGATTGATCTGTTCTACATGACAGCGAAACATGAAGACATTCTCACCAGTACCAACCTGATTCAAAAGGGTGTGGTGTTGGATAAATTGATGGAAGCGTTGATTGCGACGCCATCGGTTCGATACGATGACCTGTTGTTGGGTGATAAGAACGGTCTGTTGATTGCCGCTCGCATTTTGGGGTATGGTAAGGACTATCAGGTGGGCATCGACTGTCCGAAGTGTGGTGAACACAATGTCACTTCCGTCAATCTGGAACTGTTGGCAGAAAAGGACATTGCGTTTGACCCCGCAAGTAAGGGTAAGAACGAATTCGATTTCTTCCTACCTATCATGAAGAAGACCATTACGTTCAAGCTATTGACACATGGTGATGAGAAATCGGTGAATACGGAAATTGCGGCCATGCGAAAGTTGATTCGTGATGGCGCCACCGCAGAAGTCACCACTCGTATTCGAAAGTCTATTCTTGCTGTGGATGGCAACCGAGATCCAAAGTTTATTCGAGAGTTCGTTGATGCAATGCCGGCCCGTGATGCTATGGCATTCCGAGAGTATGCCAACAAAATCAATCCCAATATAGACCTCAACTTTGATTTTACGTGTACCTCTTGCGGTGCGTCCCAACGCATGGAGGTGCCGATTGACGTCACCTTTTTTTGGCCTAACGCCAAAGTATAAGGTAGAGTTACACGCGAATATTTTCAATATGGTTACGTATGGTAAGGGTGGATGGACTTGGGACCAGGTGTACAATTTACCCATTCATCTTCGTACGTATTACATGGAACTGTTAGCCAAAGCACTGAAACTAGAAAGTGGCGCCGGAGACGGGAAGCAGAAACGGAAGCCACCCATTACGAGATAAGCGATGGATCCAACGATTGCCAATATGCTCAATCAATTGACAAAGGCCATTGCCACGAACACGGCAACGACCGCAACGAATACGCAGCAAATTCAATTGAATTTAGCACGAGCAGTCAATCGTGCAGCAAAGCTAAATCAACAATTCCAAATCATGGCGGGCCTCACCGCCCAGATCGCCGCAAACACCGGTGGTATCGCCCCGGCGGCCGGCGCCGCTGCACCGCCAGTACAAAAAATCTCCAAGTTGGCCGTGTTCTTAGCGAACACGTTCCGTAGTATTGGTGCGTACATTGCTGCAGACTTCGCTAATGCATTACGTACTGCGAAAAACAGTGGATTCGACCCATTCAATAGTGCGGCATTAGCTGGTCGTAGTATTGTTGAAGCTATATCGTCAACACTTCGGGGCGTTCCGATCAGCATGACCGATATGGTCAAGATCAATCAGAATTTGATTGGTTCGTTGGGTGGCACTCATATGGTGACCAAGGGCATGGTGCAAGATATGGCCACGCTCAATTCGTTGTATGGCATCTCGTTCGAGACAAGTGGCAAAGTCACCTCGATGATGTATCGCTGGTCTGATGGCAGTGAAGCGATTGTACGTAATACGTTCGACATTGCAAAGACCTTGGGTGATGCGGCCGGCGTTCCGGTGGGCACACTGTTACAGGACATGGCGAAGAACAGTGAAATCGTTGCCCGATACGGTGCAAAGGGTGCCGAATCCTTCTTCCGTCAATCCATCGCGTTGACCCGCATGGGTGTAACGATGAAGGAAATGTCCGGCTTCGCCGATAAACTTACGGGTAATTTTGAAGATTCCCTCATGATGACCGCCCGACTCCAGACTATAATGCCTGGATTGGACATGTCACAAGTGCTCTACGCATCACAATTCGGAACTGAACAACAAGTTGCCGAATCCTTGCAATCGGCGTTACAGGGTGCGGGTCTTCGAGACTTGGGTGAATTGCCACGATCCATTCGTAACATGATTTCCAGTTCATTGGGTATGTCCCAAGAACAGATCACGAACCTGTTACACACGATCGAACCAGTGCAAGCCGATAAAATTCCAGATCACGTACAATCCATCGATAAGAAAATGGATCGTGTTGTGAATCTATTGATGTTGGTGGCCGCAGGCCTTGGTCTTGGTGCAATGACGGCTTTAGGTGGTAACATCTTCAAATCAATTCTTGGTGGTGGTGGTGGTAACCCGGCTCGATTGATGGCTACGCGGGGTGGATTGTTGGGTGGTAAAGGCGGTGGATTGGAAGCCGCCATTCAATCTGCACTAGGTAGTGTAACCAAACAGTCCGTTGGTCGTGGAGTCGCCGGCGCGACGTTGGGTGGACTTACCACGATTGCTGGTGGTGCGCTCTCCGATGCGGGATACGAGAAAACCGGCGCCATCACCAGTGCATTGGGTCTGGCCGGCACCGGCGCATCGATTGGATCAATTTTTGGCCCGGCCGGCACGGCAATCGGCGGCGCGTTGGGCGGATTGGTGGGCCTCGTACAAGGTATTAGTGCGTTTACAAAGAGTTCGATGAATGATGGAGGACTGTCTCGTTCGGTCACACAACATCAATATCGATCAAATCAAGTAATGCAGGAACAACAGCGGTCAACGGAACAATTGACCAAGGCGGTTACGGACTTACATCGTAAGCCAATTCAGGCCACTACGTACTTGGATGGCACCCGCGTCTCCCGTGGTTTGATGACGGCCAATCGATATAACACTGTCAACGGTATGGTCTAATGCCATTTTCTGGATTATCCGAACGATTCGAACAACACTACAAAGATTTGTATAGTCGGTATCCATTGCCGGAGCCGGGTGACACACATCCATTGATGACGTTCCAACCCAACTCACCGAATCGGTCCGAAACTCTGTATGATTCCCAAGCAGTGTTTCCAGGCACGATGCGTCGTGAAGGAACTCGCCTAGCGAAATACTTGAAAAGTTCGACCGGTATGGTGTTCCTCACGCGTCAAGCCGAACTACAAACTGGCAACGTGTTCGCGGAGACTCGACTGTTCAATCCACTGTTTTTGACCAGTGGTATTGTACCATTTCGGCATTTCAAACGACCGGTCAATAGTGCCAATGGTATTCAACTCTCCGGTAATGACGTAAGTCCCGGATCTGATGCCCGTATTGGATCGGCGGGTCGTTTACAGAAAGAGACGAAGGAGAAGGTGATCGCCGATCGGGTCGGTTCAAAGGGACAGGTCGGATTGCTGAATCTGTTGTTCCCGAACAACAAAGTCGTACGTGCCGTCTCGGCCGTTCGTAACGCAGTCCGTGGGGTCAACAACATCGTCGGCATCAACGACCGACCAGAAATCGATTTCAACGGCAATTTCTTCTCCGTTGCAACGTGGCGTGGGTTTCGCAGTCAGGGACCGATTGCAAATCCATTGACAGTGGCATCCTCACAACTTCGTCGTGGTGATCCTAAAGCTGCGGTACGTACGGTGGTCAATGGTGCCAAAGATGTATTACGAGGTCGTACGGGATTGGACCTTGCCTCATTCACGAAGCCGGACCGCAGCGACAGCAACAACAGCGGATTGGCAGGCTATCGATACTTCCTTACCAGTCAAACGGAAGCGGATCGATATCTGTATGGATCGGTCCAGTTCGAAAGTCGTAGTACCGGTGTTGCAGGACAAACTCAAGTCGTACCAATGGCACAATTGGGATTCTTGAATCAACGTCCACGTGCACAACATCGATCCACTTCTACGGTGGAATCCGCCGCACAGGCCGAACTTAAGGCCGCTAACGCAAAGGTAAAGAAAACCGAACAATCCATCCGAACGCGAAACAGCCGAGAACTACAGACCACAGGCAATTTTCTCAAGAAGCTGCGTACGGTCGGAACGTTCCTCTTTGGCGCAAACGCAACAAGTTCAAAGTTCCTGCCGATTACTCCGGAAGTATTGGGTCCACTATCGAACGATCAAGATGATCTGGGTCGTGGTCGAATGGTGTATCCAGATTTGTCGATTCAATCACGATATGAAGCACAAATGAAATCGATGGGTGCAGAAGCGCCGCTGGAAACACAGACCACGGAATGGAAAAAGACGTTGACGTCACTGGATGGTCGTAAATTATTGGGTAATACGGCCGGAGTTCGAGTGGGAGCGTCAAAAGTACCGCCGACGGCCGGCGCACGATATGTTGACACCATGAATCGAATCAATCCAATCTTCGACAACAAAGATGGCGTATCTGTTACACCGGCAAATGTCAAATCCATTCGAGATGAAACCAGCAATTTGATCGATTTCATGTTCTACGATTTCGTCAACAAGAAGATCTTGCCGTTCCGTGCGTTCCTATCGGATATGAACGAATCGGTCAGTCCAAACTTCGCGGAACAACCATACATCGGTCGTATCGAACGAAATATCGTATTCACAGGAGTGATTCGAGAGGTGTCGTTCAAATTCCGAATACAAGCCTTCAGTCGTGATGAATTGACCAACGTATGGGCGAAAATCAATTACTTGACTGGCATGACCTATCCGTCGAAATACGTGGACGGATTCATGGTCCCGCCACTGACCAAATTGACCATTGGTAATCTGTACAAGGATCAACCTGGTTACATCAAGAGTCTATCGTATGAATGGGAAGATGACGATTGGGAAATTGAACCGGGCGAACAAGTGCCGCGAGGCGTTACCGTCTCATGTAACTTCAGCATCATCGAAAAGTCGCATCAGGCCGCCGGATCCGAGTTCTATCCTGTCAAAGGTGCATGGGATCTCATCAAACCTGTAGTGGAACCACCTATGTTGCCTACCGTAACAATACTACCAGAATAATCTATGGAACGATACGATAAGCCTTTACAACAAACGACTCGATTCGACGGTGCACGTGTGAACCAAACGTGCCGCCCCACGGTGATAAAGCCTACAACCGCTGATGTGGTGGTGTCTGCTGGTGAACGTGATCGATTTGACATCATCGCCAATCGTGTATATGGATCTGCAAAGGATTGGTGGAAGATTGCCGCGGTCAACGGTAAAGTTGACGGTAGTTTGCACATCACTCCTGGCACGGATCTAATCATCCCAACGGAATAACTCCCGCATGTCCTCTCGCGCACCATATCCACAATTCAATGAATTTCGTCCATTCGTATATGACGAACTCAGACGTCGTAAGTCAACGTATCCCACTTCGACCATCACGCCATTCGTTCGATTAACCTCGACGATGGTCGATGCTACGTCGGGGCTGCGATACCGACATCTGTCATTGGGTTTACATGGGTTTGACAATCGGTCGGCGAACATCTTTGATTTGACGTATGGTGGTCTGAACAAGGGTGTGATTGGCACGGCATATGATTTGGATACGCCGGACGCAAACAATCGAAATGCCAAGAAGATCATTACCAGCGATATGATTTCTGTGGACTATGGCACGTTTGCACAATCCGATCCGTCATTGATACGAGAACGTGGAGATACTCGACTGGCGGAAGCCCGTCGTACCATTCCTCATGTACCACATCCGGCACCGGGTATCACCAATGTCACGGTCAACCGCCGTGGATTGGGCGAACCGCTCACGGCACAGGTGCAGTGGCAGTGCTATAACCGAGGACAGTTGGAATTTCTCCGTACTCACTTCCTTATTCCTGGCAATCATGTGATTTTGGAATTCGGTCAACTGTTCTCTGATGAACGGCCGGCCAAAACGTTGGATTTTGCAAACTATCAACAATTATCAACTGAATTGCTTCATGTCGTGGGCGCCGTACGTCGAATACCGGGCCTGGCCGATCAAACCGGTCGTGCGTACGTTATTGAGAATTACAATAAGCCCAACCACGGAAATTACGACTTCATCGTGGGTCAGATTGGCAATTTCCAAATCGATTTCGAACCAACGACCAACATATACAAGTGCACCACTACAATCGTCTCACAAGGCGAAAATATGTGGGGTGTTAGTTTGGATAACACGCATTTCAATCAAACGGTTGAGAATCCGGGCATCACCAGCATTCGAGAATATTTCACCTCTGGTATGTTCGATCAGTTTATTCAACGACATGTCAAAGATGGCAATCAAAACGTACATCATTTCATTAATCCTGATTTTGAAAAGCGATTGAATTCGACCCGCCGTCGAGAAGCGAATACTGCCACCACGGACGACGATGTAACACAGAATCCAATGGATTACACCTATGTTACATGGAAATTCTTATTCCAAGATCTATTCCAAGACATGATCAGTGTAATCTCTGACACATTTGTGCGAACACAACTGACAGAGTTCCTGCAGTTTTACAATGTGGATGATGGTGAATATGTGGGGTTTCATCCGGTACTGAAATCCTCGGATCCGGAAACCATGTTGCTCATTACTAATTGGGTAGAGCCATATCTCATAGAAGCCGATCCTAAATTCCCACTCACGGGTAAATTTGGCGGATACTACTCGTCCAATCGCCAAGGCAAATTAACCGAAGGCGTGTGGATTATGGCCGGCGCCATTCGGCAGAGTTTCATGACTTCCATGGATCTTCGACAGTCGATCACGGCGTTATTGAACAAGATGAACTATGCAGTCGGTAACTATTGGCAGTTACAATTGTTCTATGACGAAGAAAACGCTCGGTACAAGATCATCGATTACAAATTCGGGGATCAGGCACGGGGTCGTTCATTCTACAAGTTCAATGTTGGTGGCGCCGGCGAATGTCTCTCGGTGGAATTCGATAGTGCGTTTCCACCAGAGTTGATCACACAGATGATGTTGACGGCAAAATTCAAAGCGAGTAGTACCGAGGAACAACAAAAAATGATCAAGTCGATGCCGTTGCTGGGTACGACCAGTGCACATATGTTTGTGCTCAATTGGACGAACCTAGTAGACGATCTACAAACGGCTATTCGTGCATATCAGACCGGATTGACGCCACCACCAACAAATAGCATCGTAGTGTTTGAACCGGTGGATAGTACAAATCCAACGACCGCGGCTCGTATTGCCGGTGTGAACCCTATCGGTCCACAATTGACTGAAACCGGCGTGGATCGACAACCCGGTGATGCACTGGGTACGTCTCGACTGTCATTAGCGCCGGCAGCATCAACGTTTGTACATCTCGATCCACCATCCGCAAAAAACAGCATTACTATTGCAACGTTGCCGTTAGACAAGCCTGATACCGATCTTAACAAACTATTACCTGATTTTCGAGCACAAATCAAAGCAGTGGTCGATATATTGCAGTCCGAGGGGTACATTGTACAGGTCGTTGAAGCATTCCGACCACAAGAACGACAAACGTATCTGTATGGACAGGGTCGTGAACGGGATGGCAAGATTGTTACCTGGACCACGGATTCAGCACATACTCGTGGCGCGGCGGTTGATCTGAACGTGTACAAAGATAAGCCGTATGATGGAAATGTTTACATGCGACAACTGATACGGTCCCGTCAGGCAGAATGGCCATTGCTGGAATTATTGCCGGACGAGTACAACGATCTTGGCCACATTCAACAATTGGGATATTCTGCACTACCAAAACTTACCAGCATCGACGGTAACGTATCGATGCCGGAAACATCATTGGCTCGAACTCCCAACTCCGACCAACAAACGTCATATGCCGACCAACAGGCCGAAGAACGTCGCCGTGCTGAAGTATCGGCAAAGTTCGGTGATGGCATCGTCAATTTGATTGCAACATCACGAAATAAGATGATCAATTCCATCACCAAAGACGCATATACGAACATGGAACAGGTCAATAGTTTCATGTCCCCGTTCCCTACGACAACGTCGGTCACGGTTGAAATTCAGGGTATTGCGGGCATCAGTATATCCGATGGCTTCTTCGTCGATAAGATTCCGTTCGTGTTCGAAAAGCACGGCGTGTTTCAAGTTACTGAAATCTCTGATGCCATCACGCCCGCCGGATGGCGAACGAAAATTCGTGGATATTTCAAAATGTTGTGGTATGAAGGTAATGGTAACGCAACGGCGAGATTCTAACATGTCATTCTTTTCTATTCGTGAAATGATGGATACCTATCGCCGGGTGGGGGCGGCCCAAGTGTTCAAGCCCATCGCGGTGTACGATCATACACCGACGGTAACTCCTCGTGATGTAGCACAAGGGGAATTTACACGATATTTCGCTCGCCCATCACAACAGACGTCACATGTGGATATCCAAGAAATCGACCGATCGACGTACATTAAATTACAACGAAATGCCTTGTACACAGTTGTGGAAGTTCGATGGCAAATATCTGGTCCATTACACGATGAATACACGTTGACAGAATCCTCACCGCCCGTTAGACTTCGAAGTGGAGTCATGGACAGTAATCGACGAAGTATTGAATTGGCCAATGAACGATTACCAGGACTTACGCAAGTAGTAACACAATACGCGAGATTCTATCAAGGGTTGTAATGCAAATCGTAGAAACGGTTACAGAATTTGAATCAATGATGAGTACGATCACCGGTCCGGTGACATTGATTCCGATATTCGTAGATGACAAAGCGCATAAGGCAATCAATGCTTTATGCGCTTTGTGTGTTGTACAGGGGTCTGCGTCATATTTGTTGACGTTCGATCACAATGACGCGTTACGATTGGACCCGGCGGTATTGAATAAGTTTGATGACGTTGAAATCTGGACCCCGTCCAAGAAGATATTGATGCATGCTCTGCCGTCCATCCGTACCGTGTATGATATCGAGTCGATTGAATATCTTACGACGAGTAAAGTGACCGAGGCTTCGACGTTTTACACACTGTACCACCAACGTACCTATGCGATGTATGACAAGCACGTTCGTATCAATCGAAGTTTGGCGTTGATGCGACATATCGAGTGGTTGGAAGCATACATTGAACATTTGAATGGTCTACTGTCGATTCGACAGGAGACGATCAACTCGTCCGCGTATCAGTTTATGAACGAGATCGCCATTCCGGCCACACAATATCTGGAATCGTCAGGTGTACATGTCGAAACGGCCCAGTCCGTGGCCAAATACGGACCCCGAATCAACCGATACATTCAGAACGACTTATTGTACAGTGAATACAATCTGTTCACCACCACCGGCCGTCCGTCAAATAAGTTCGGTGGCGTGAATTTTGCGGCACTGAACAAACGAGACGGGTCACGAGAAATGTTCACCAGCCGGCACGACGACGGGCTGTTAGTGATGGCCGATTTCGAAAGTTTTCACCTGCGATTGATTGCAGACATGATTGGTTTCGAGTTGCCTACGGATATTGCGGTTCATGAATACCTCGGTCGTCAATATTTTGATGTCGCTGAATTGACACCGGAACAGTATGAGGAAGGTAAGCAAATCACGTTCCGGTTGCTGTATGGTGATGACCGGGATACGAATGTTCCTGAATTCTTTACTGCCGTGTACAAGTACATTGATATGTTGACCATGTTGATGGAGATTCAGGGATATATCACTTCCCCGTATTACAAGCGTGCCATCCGCAAATCGGATATCGAGTCACCGACACCCGCCAAAATATTCAACTACATGGTACAGCTGGCCGAAACCGAGCTGAATTTGGCGGCCATTCACAAACTTCAGCCGATCTACCAGGCGGCTCGTTCCAAATTGACGTTATACACCTATGACGCCATTCTGATCGATTATTCGATGGCCGACGGAAAAGAATTGTTGAATTCCACGCTCGAAGTGCTTTCTCATGGTGGCCGATTCCCGATGCGGGTGTATTACGGAAATACCTACCAGGAAATGAAGAAATTGTCGAGATAATCAAATTGTGGCAGTTCGGTTTACTACTTATGTGAAAGTATCTCACTCACACAAAATGTGATGTGATCATAAGGAGTCTGTATGACCGAAAGGACACAATTACTGTGTACGTTTACAACCGCTGATAAATTAGATCAGACCCTCCGTCAAATTCATGCAACATACACCGTTGCATTTGGCACAATTTACGTACTCGAAAATTCAGAACTCGACACTGCGTTCTGTTGCACATATAATGTAGAACTGGGTTCGGAACTGCGAGGGCAAGTTCCCGAAGCGACGATTTCCTTGCATCGTAAGAAGAGCAGTAATACCTTGTATACCATCAATGCACTGAATCTGTTGATTGCCGAGCTGAACGGCGGCCGCATGGACAAGAATTACAAAATCAATTGGTCGGACTTTGAAAATACTATTCTGGTCACCGCGTACAATAAATTGAAGAAAATTCATACTAAGTTGAATCGAATCGTAAAAGTTGACGACCTCGCTTGACGGTTTACGATATGCGAATTAGGTTCCTATCATAGCGACGAGAACTGCTCGGAACTACGATAATCAGGATACTTATAGGAGTACCACCAAACGGTTATGTTTTCATGATTATCACTTATCACTTACATCATTAGGAGTTACACAATGGCATTAGATCTTGCAGCGCTTCGCGCCAAACTTGGCGAACTAAAGGGAAATACGGCTCGCACGGAAGTGCTTTGGAAGCCACAGGAAGGTGAAAACCTCATTCGTATCATCCCGCTCGCGAAGAACCCCGACAATCCGTTCACCGAACTCTATTTCCACTATCTTGGAAATAAGACGTATTTGTCGCCTATCTCTTTCAATGAACCCGATCCAATCGCTGAATTCGCAGATGAACTGCGTTCCGGTGGTGGATTGTCCAAGGAAGACTGGAAGGAAACCAAGAAGTTCGTCCCACAACGTCGTACCTTCGTGCCGGTCATCGACCGCAAGCACCCCGAACAGGGCGTACGATTCTGGGCCTTCGGCAAGACTGTATACAACGACTTGCTCGAAGTGATGGCCGACGCCGAATACGGCGATATCACCGACCCACAGGGTGGTCGTGACGTAAAGGTCATCTTCACTCCACAAGAAAAGTCGGATACGTCGTTTGCAAAGACGGCGATCCGCGTGTCACCTTCACAGAAGCCGTTGACCACGGATGCTGAACAGTTGAAGAAGTGGCTTACTGAACAACCCGACCTTCTTTCGTTGTACAAGCGTATGACGTATGACGAGTTGAAGGATGTGTTGGTGAAGTATGTGGATGGCGGTAGCAAGTCCGAAACTCCTCGTAAGGTAGTTTCGACTACCGATGACGATTGGGGCACGGAAGCCGCCTCGCCGACCGCAGCGAAGTCTGCGTCGAAGTCCGCCTCACGCGGCACGACTAAAGTCGAAAACGAATTCGCTGAACTCTTCGGCAAGTAAATCTTCTGATGTAATGGGGGTAGGGATCTCAATCACTGCCCCTGTTGCGTCTATTCCAGGTATACTTCATGGCATCCAAAAAGAAAGACCCAACACAACAGCAAGAAGAACTTGCGAGTGCGATTGTTGATGCAATCAATAAGAAATTCAAAGATGGGAACATCGCATATCTCATCGGACAAGAAGAGACACCAACGGACCTGACGGATTTCATCGGCACCGGCAGTTCGTTGTTGGACCTCGCCATCAGCAACCGTCCATATGGCGGCATTGCATGTGGTCGCATCACCGAACTGACAGGATTGGAAGGTTCGGGCAAGAGTTTGATCGCGGCACACATGATGGCAAATGTACAGAAGGAAAACGGTGTGGTTGTATTGCTTGATACGGAGAACGCAGTGAATGCTGAATTCTTCGAAGCCATTGGTTTGAATCTTGGTCGTATGGTGTACGCACAGCCAGAGACGGTCGAAGATATCTTCGATACGATTGAAACCATCGTTACACGCGTTCGAGAAACACAGGGTAATGAGAAGAAGGTCATTATCGTTGTGGACTCGGTCGCAGGCGCACCCACCCGACAGGAAATGGAAACGGACTACTCGAAGGACGGCTATGCCACCGGCAAGGCTATCATTCTCAGTAAAGCCATGCGGAAAGTCACACAGTTGATTGCAAAGCAGAAGATTGCATTGGTCTTCACAAATCAACTACGACAGAAGATGAACGCACCCGCATTCTCCGATCCGTGGACCACATCAGGTGGTAAGGCTATCGCATTCCACGCGTCCACGAGACTTCGCCTGTCAGTGACGGGTAAAGTAACGAACAAGGACAAAGATGTAATCGGTGTGAAGGTCAAGGCCTCGGTCGTGAAGAATCGATTGGGTCCGCCATTCCGTGTTGCAGAGTTCAATGTATACTTTGACCGTGGTATTGACGATCTTGAATCGTGGCTCCAATTTGGTAAGGACCATGAGCTCGTTTCGACGGGCGGTGCATATTTCACGTACACCGACCTCAGTGGCACGGATCACAAAATGCAGTCGTCGGATTGGCGCAAGTGGTTGAACGACAATCCTGAATTGCGTGAGGAATTCTACAATCGCATGGTCGAAACGGCAGTTATGAGTTATTCGAGCGTTGGATTGACTCCGGAAGATGTACAACTTGAAGAAGGAGACATCGACCTATGAACGTCAAAGAACTCAAACACTTGCTAGAAGATATCGATGATGATGTATTAGTGATTCTGTCACATGACGCGGACGGCAATCGATTCTCGCCATTGGCCAGTCACACAATGGGGTTCTACATCGAAGAAGACGGCTACAGTGGTGACTTCGTCACCGAAGAAGAAGTGGAAGAAGATAAACGGTTGAACATTGATGGAGCAAGTGCATCAATAGCACTATGGCCCACAGACTGAGGACATATGGATTTCGCAGCAAAGTTACGCCAATTTTCTGAAACCCACACTAACGTTGAGCCCATTAGCCGAGATAGCAAAGTCTTATTGGTTGATGGGCTCAACCAATTTATGCGGATGTTCGCCAGCACACCAACGATGAACGAAGATGGGGTGCACATGGGTGGCTACACCGGCTTCTTACGAGGCATAGGTATGGCAATTCGCCAGTTCAAACCGTCACGATGTGTCATCGTCTTTGACGGTAAAGGTGGGTCTGCGAAACGTCGTGCTATCTTCAAGGATTACAAAGAGAATCGTCGATCCATGACCAAGTTGAATCGAACCTACGATTTCAATACACTGGACGACGAAGTGGATAGTCGCAAATATCAACTCATCAAGTTGGTGGAATCGTTGACTCACCTACCAGTGACCGTCATTGCAATCGATAACATTGAGGCCGATGATGCATTGGCATATCTTGCCAATCTCACCGCCGAACGTGGTGGCGAAGCTATCATCATGTCGAATGATCGAGACTTCCTTCAATTGGTGAATGCACAAATCACCGTATACAATCCAATCAAGAAAAAGGTATATACAGTGGAGAGTGTGGTGGAAGAATACGGCATTCATCCCAATAACTTCGTTATCTATCGTACGATTGACGGAGATAAGAGCGATAACATTCCTGGTGTCCATGGGGTTGGTCCGGCGAAACTGATCAAATATTTTCCTGAATTGGCCAATGCAGAACCGATTGCCTGGGAACATATTTTCGCCGTAGCAGAAGGAAATGATAGCAAAGCCTGCAAGGACATTTTGAATAATAAAGACCTGTTGGAACGAAACACTTCATTGATGCGATTGGATGAACAACATATGTCCGGTGCCATTCGATTGAAAGTGTTGAGTCAATTTGATGCACCGATCAATGGCTTGAACAAACTTGCCTTGACACAATCACTACTACGTGATAGATTACTAGCATCCTTCCCCAACATAGATGAGTGGATGACAACAACATTTGCACCACTCAGTCGTTTTTCCGGTAAAGCATAATGAAAGAAGATCTTATCGAGGAGAATCTCGACACCCTTCAGAAGTTCGGTAATTCATTCCAAACCAAAGCATTGGCAACATTGTTGACTGATGTGAAGTTTTTGGAACAGACATATGATATTGTTGTACCGCACTACTTCGAGAGTGATGCAAATAAGTGGATCGCAGAAAAGATCCTCTGGTACTTTCAGACCTATCGTTCTCAACCGACGATGGATGTGTTCAAGCAGGAAGTAGACAAGATTCCTGCGTCGATGGACGTAATGCGAGTAGCCGTCATCGAACAGTTGAAGAATGTATACGGCCACAGCAAGGCATTGGATTTGGATTACGTCAAGAATGAGTTTCTGACATTCTGCAAAAATCAATCCATCAAGAATGCTGTATTGCGTAGTGCCGACTTGGTACAGAAAGGCAAATACGATGACATCAAGGTATTGGTGGACCGTGCACTTCGAGCCGGACAGGAACGTGACATTGGGCATCATTGGACCGAGAGTTTGGAAGCGCGTGTGTCGAAGTTGGCACGTAACACGATTCCTACGCCGTGGCCTGTCATCAATCAATTGATCGACGGCGGATTGGGTGCGGGTGAACTTGGCTGTGTCATCGCACCCTCCGGTATTGGTAAGTCGTGGTTCCTTCGTGCATTAGGTGCAGAAGCACTACGTCGAGGCCTTCGTGTGGTCGATTACACGTTCGAACTCTCCGAAAATTACGTGGGCCTTCGATATGACACGGTCATCACCGGTATCGAACCGAGCAAGATCAAGGATAACATTCCACAAGTTCAGCGTGAGATCGACAAGATCAACGGCGAACTCATCATCAAGTATTACCCCACGCGTGCCGCAACGGTCAATCATATGATGGCGCACATCAATCGTATGACACAGATCGGCTACAAGCCTGACCTGGTCATCATCGATTATGCTGACCTCATGCGGTCCATTGAACGATCCAATGCACGACACGAAGAACTGGGATTCATCTATGAAGAGATTCGTGGTATGTTGGGTGAGTTGCAGATTCCGGGCTGGACCGCATCGCAGTCGCAACGTGCAGCGTTGCAGGATGATGTAGTTGAAGCCGACAAGATCGCCGGTGCATATTCAAAGATCTTCGTGTGTGACGTAATCATGTCGGTCAGCCGTAAGTTGGCCGATAAAGTGTCGAACACGGCTCGTGTACACATGATCAAGAATCGATTCGGTGCCGACGGCATGACGTTTCCCGCGGTCATGGATTTGACGCATGGACAGATTGAAATCTTCGATGAAGCCAGTGTGGACGGCATCAAGGTGAAGAATCAGATGGTCAATGGCACAGGAAAGGTTCGAGAAATGATGCAGAAGAAGTTGTTGGATATCGGGCATACGAATCGGGCGTTGGATACCGGTGATTTTAATTCCATCGATTTGGGGTAAAATAGTAGATGTGATGTTTACACGAATCGCCGACTATTTATCCTTCCTTACACTAACAGAGAATGTACCATGGAATTAGCATCAAAAGCACTATCCGATATTACCACGTTCATGAAGTACGCGAAGTACGTTCCAAAGAAGCAACGCCGTGAGACATGGAAAGAAATTGTGGACCGAAATCGTGCAATGCATATTGCACGGTTTCCAGCCCTCAATGACGAAATCAACGATGCTTACGATTTCGTGTATGACAAGAAGATTCTACCATCGATGCGATCGTTGCAATTCGCAGGAAAGCCAGTAGACATCAACAATACTCGATTGTACAATTGTTCGTTCTTGCCAATCGATCACGTTGATGCATTCAGTGAAGTGATGTTCCTTTTGCTCTCGGGTACCGGCGTCGGATACTCAGTACAGAGCGCACACGTTGAGAAGTTGGCCGAAATCAATAAGCCTACGAAGTCCCGTCGATATTTGATCGGGGACAGCATCGAAGGATGGTCCGATGCGGTGAAGGTATTGATGGCGGCGTACATGAAAGGCAAAGCATATCCCGAGTTCGACTTCAGCGACATTCGTCCCAAGGGCGCACAACTCATTACAAGTGGTGGTAAAGCGCCGGGACCTGAACCATTGAAGGATTGTTTGCACAACGTGCAGAAGATTCTTGACCGCAAGAACAACGGTGAGAAACTCTCGACCTTGGAAGTGCACGACATTCTATGCTTCATCGCCGATGCGGTATTGTCCGGCGGCATTCGTCGGTCGGCCATGATTGCACTCTTCGATATCGATGACGAAGATATGTTGACTTGTAAGTTCGGTAACTGGTACGAATTGAATCCACAACGTGGCCGTGCGAACAACTCGGCCGTGATTGTTCGCCATAAGATCGAGAAGGACGTATTCCTCAATTTGTGGAAGAAGATTGAACTGTCGGGTTCTGGCGAACCTGGGTTCTTCTTCACGAACGATCCCGCATGGGGATTGAACCCATGTGCGGAAATCTCCCTCCGACCGTTCCAGTTCTGTAACTTGGTCACCATCAATGCCAGTGATGTGAAGGACCAGGACGATTTCAATGCACGTGCTCGTGCTGCGGCGTTCATTGCCACGTTGCAAGCGAGTTACACCAATTTTCATTACCTGAGGGATATATGGAAGAAAACTACAGAACGGGAAGCCTTGATCGGCGTCTCGATGACGGGCATCGCCTCGGGGAAGGTGTTGACGCTGAACATGAAGGAAACCGCGACGATCGTAAAAGACGAGAATGCCCGGGTTGCAACATTGATTGGGATCAAGTCAGCAGCGAGATGTACTACAGTGAAGCCGGAGGGTACTACGTCCTTGGTGCTGGGCGCCTCATCTGGCATACATGCTTGGCACAATGATTTCTACATCCGTCGAATCCGCGTCAACAAGAACGAGAGCATTTACAAGTATTTGGTAGAGAATCATCCGGAGATCGTCGAAGACGAGTTCTTCAAGCCGACGACCACAGCCGTCATTCAAGTTCCACAACGTGCACCTGCTGGGGCGATCACACGACAAGAGAGTGCGTTGGACTTGCTCAATCGCGTCAGTAAGGTCTATAAGGAATGGGTCAAGCCTGGTCATCGTAAGGGTGAGAACAAGAACAACGTCTCGACCACCATTACCATCAAGCCACACGAATGGGAAGAAGTGGGTGAGTGGATGTGGACGAACCGGGACAACTTCACGGCATTGAGCGTGTTACCGTACTCCGACCACAGCTATGTCCAGGCGCCATTCGAAGATATCACCGAAGCACAATACAAGGAATTGGTGAAGACTCTGCATAAGATTGATTTGACCAAGGTCGTGGAATTGGCCGACGATACGGCATTACAAGATGAATTGGCCTGTGCCGGTGGGGCGTGTGAGATTGTATGATTGACATTACTACTGCCACCGACTTGCAAGAACAATTACAGACCGCCGATCACACGTATGTTCTCGATTTCTACGCCGATTGGTGTTCTCCATGTAAACAGATGCTCCGCATTCTGCCGTCCATCGAACCAAAGATTGAAGGCAAAGGTACGATTCTCAAAATCAACACCGAAACACAACCGGATTTAGCAAAGCAATACGCGGTCCGTAGCATTCCTACCTTTGTATTGATCAAGAATAATCAGGAAGTGGGTCGATTCGTCGGCGTGACGCCGATTCGTACACTTACCGAAGCGGTATTGGAAATTGAACGATAAACAATCTACGTTAACTCGAATTGAGAATACCACATGATCACATTAACTGCTACACCGACGTCGGTTGCCAAAAACGTTGACACCATCATCGATGTACTGGCCGGTACATATCAATTTTTTGAGCCTGCTGGATCGGGCTCTGGCTATTGGTCGTTTGTTCCGACGCCGAATGCATCGGTAGTTCTATCGGCCACCGGCACCGGAACTCATGTCTTCGGATCCACCACCGGCGTCACGGATACATCGGGGCATTTCATCACCACGTATCGAAACACGAGACGAGTTGGTACCAAAATCATCCAGTCGATCGTGACGTTCCCAACACAAACGGTAGAGACTGCATCCGTGTCGGTAAGTGTAGTATAATCTTACCATAAAAGTATGTAATTCGAATTGAAATCTACAAAAGTGTGCGTTTCCGTTCGAACGACACTATGTATAGTGGTCAACAATGAACGAGGTTATTGTGAGCAAGAAACGTACATCAAAATACGCTAATAAGTTCGCCAACGGACATACGTTCGGGTCTTGGACTGTCGTGGATGGAATCATTCACGGTAGTCCTGCCAAAATGGATGTCCGTTGTGTGTGCGGTCAAATCAAGCGTGCCGATGTGTATACATTGGTTTCTGGCAAATCAACCAGTTGTGGTTGTGTTCGAGTGGGGGAGAAAGCTCCCAATTGGCGAGGCATCAATGGCGTCGGCCGAACGACGCTATACACCAATGGACGCTCGGCCGTCGGGCAAATATCATATGAAGATATGGTTAATACCTACGTTGCACAAAGTGGTTCATGTGCAGTAACTTCAGCGCCGTTGAATTTGAGCGAAGCGAAATTGGTACGGCTGAGTACAGACGGTGGATATCTCAGCGGCAATGTGGCCTGGGTATCACCGGCAGTTGCCACGATTACCGGACACACCGGTATCAATACAATGACCAGCGCAGTGGCCTCGATCATTACGACAACCAACAATCCAAATATTTTTGAGCAGATGGGTATGTCCGCTGCCAAGGAGAAACCATAATGTGTTGTCACCACCACTGTTGCTGTCATTATTGCCGACCGCCGATTGTATATCAACCGGTGTGGGTCTACTATCCCACGGTGACTTATGTACCGGCACCATACGTTCGACCCACCAACATTTTCGATAAACTGGGGATGTCCCCGAAAGGAGCTACCAATGGCCGTTAAGAAGAAGGTTACACCAAAGAAGACGCGGACGAAGAAGCCTAACAAGAAAACCTACATTGCCATTGTACTGGATCGATCGGGATCTATGAGTAGCATTCATAAGCAAACCGTAGACGGTATCAATCAACAATTCGAAGCCATTCGCAAAGCCGGCAATGTGGCCGGCGACACGGAAATCACCGTAGTACAGTTTGACACAGAAATTGACACGGTGATGGATTCAGCGAAGCCCGATCAACTCACGGAATGGGGTATGAACGATTTTCAACCGCGGGGTGGCACGGCCATGTATGATGGCATTTGGACCGCCATCAACACCTTGAAGAGTAAACCGGCTACCAAGGACACCGCATACCTTATCTGTGTCATTTCCGATGGTCAGGAGAATGCGTCACGAGAAGTCACACAACAAATTCTTACGGACGAAATCAAACGGTTACAGGACCAGGGTAACTGGACGTTCACCTATCTATTGGCCAATGTGGATATCCACGCGGCACAACAGACATTCGGTGCCTCGATCAATAACATCGCGACGTACAACAGTACCGCAACCGGTGCTTCAGTAACATATACAGCGACTGCAAATTCACTGGGATCGTACATGATGACCCGTGGCGTAACATCAGGACCAATGATGAATGAGTCATATGGTGCATTCACGGACGATGTAAAGGTTACACTTAGCACCACCAAATAACTCTTTCTTTAAGGATATCACCAATGGTTATGGACATTCGATTCAAGAAGTTGTCGGAGTTTGCTACGATTCCGACGAAAGCACATGATGACGATTTGGGATTGGATTTGTACGCGTCCCAACATACGGTTATCGATCCAGGTGCCGCGGCATTGGTTCACACGGGAATCGCATGTCAATTTCCTACTCGATACATCACCGAAGGTCTGATGAATTCGTATTGGTTGTCATATGGTGGTATCCTTAAAGATCGTAGTTCGATTGCTAGCAAATACAATGTCTATGTTCATGCCGGTGTTATTGACCCGTCATATCGTGGTGAAATCAAAGTATTGATGCATAATACCGGCACCGATCCATTCCATGTGTCGATGGGAATGAAAATCGCACAGATGGTATTGGTGGCATCGCCGATCGTGGAAATTCTCGAAGTGGAGGAGTTGAGTGACACAAAACGAGGAGATAAAGGATTTGGCAGTAGTGATGCCTAATCTATTACCCAGTGAAACAGGACAACTACCAACGTTATTGTCGTGGATTCAATCTCAACCATTCTCATACAGTCGCCGAAATGTACGGAATTGGGGCACCTATGAATTGGAAGTGACGTTGGACGGAAAACTTGTCCATTTTCAAACCCCACATGGCTGGGGAATACCAGAAAACGAAGCATTTGAATATGCCTTGACAGAACTCTGGTCGAATGATAACTTTCGTAATCAACTCAAAGACTGGGTCGGCGACGCACGATTTGACAGTCTTACATCCATTTTAGGCGGATCCATTGTACCAGAACATTTACGTGAGCAATCGAACGGATGACGAGCCGGCACAGGTGTATATTTGGGGTGACGGCGAGGATAATGATGCGGGACTTCGGGTATTACCGTTCTCCGACTTCGAATATGCCTATAAATTGGATCCGTCAGGCCCACTAGAAACGATTTACGGCGACCGGGTCAGCAAGACCTACCGATGGAACGAACATACCCGTGGTATTTTCGAAAGTGACGTACAACGAGAAACTCGTGTACTGACCGACCTCTATTTGCATAGTGATAAGGTCGCAAAGGGACATCGTACCCTATTCTTTGACATCGAAGTCAGCTCCGAAGGTGGATTTGCGTCGGTTGAAAAAGCCGACAAGGAAATCACGGCCATCGGTTGTTATGACGAGTTCAACAAGCGAGAATTGATGTGGGTATGGGACCAACACGGTAAAATGACGAACCGGAACCAGCTCATTGACGGCTGTGTGGTACGTGGGTTCGACACCGAGGCCGAAATGCTGGCGTCCTTCATGGAATTCTACTGTGAACTCCAACCGACAATTCTGGTCGGATGGAACAGTAATGCCTATGACATTCCATATCTCTACCATCGACTAGGGAACGTATTCGATCAGGATACAGCAAATATGCTGAGTCCGATCGGCATCGTGCGATTCAGCCGAATGCGAGATCGATATCAAATTGCGGGTGTCAGTTGTCTCGACTACTTCGATATGTATCAGAAGTTCACTTTCGCTCGCCGGCCGTCCTATCGACTGGATGCCATCGGCATGTATGAAGTAGGTATGGGAAAGATCAAGTATGACGGAACCCTTGATCAGTTGTTCGAGACGAACCTTCCCGAATTCATTCGATATAATTTGCAAGACGTGCGTATTGTGGTGGCTATTGACAAGAAAATGAAGCTTATTGACTTGGTCAAAAACATCTCACATGTGGGTCATACGCAATATGACGATTATCCGTATAGTTCGAAATATATTGACGGAACTATTCTTGTGTATTTGCATCGTCTGGGCCGTGTCGCGCCTAACAAGCGACCGGAAGGACGAGACGAATTCGATCAACGATTAGACGATAACGAAGAAGGATTCGCCGGCGCATTTGTGAAGCCGCCGATGCCGGATCTCCATGAATGGGTCTTCAACTTGGACCTAAATTCGCTGTACCCATCGATCATCATGAGCTTGAACATTTCCCCGGAAACGAAAGTGGGGTATGTGAAGAATTGGAACATCAAGTCGCACTTCGAGTCGAATGATGGTCAATATATCGTGGCTATCGGGTCCGTGGAAAATGTGTTGACCAAAGATCAATTCATGGAATTCATGACCAGTGAAGGATTCATGCTGAGCAGCAATGGTGTGTTGTATCGGTCCGACAAGGTCGGCGTCATTCCACAAATCCTTGATAAGTGGTTCGCTGAACGTATCGAATACAACAAACTCAAAAAGCAATATGCTGAAGCCGGCAACGTGGAATTGTCCGAATACTATGACCGCCGACAACACGTACAGAAGATTCTACTGAATTCCATTTACGGTGTGTTGGGACTTCCCATTTTCCGATTCTACGATTTGGATAATGCCTTGGCTGTTACGGCCACTGGGCAGGATGTCATCAAGACCACCTCAAAATATCTGTCCAATCAATACAAAGCGGCCGGTGTCGCGCCGAAGACTGATGCGTGGTTGCATCGGTATGAAGAAGTGTTGCGAGATGTGAAACCGCCATTGACTGAGGCCGAAATTCAAGGATTCTTGGATCCTAATGACCATTGTCTCTATATCGACACCGATTCGGTGTATTTCTCCATCGTTCCGCTCCAATCCACGGGTGATTTGAAGCAATTTGCCGTACAAACCGCAAAGCAATTCGAATCACAACTCAATACGTTCTACAAGATCATGTCGCAGAAAATGTTCTTCTGCCAGAACACTCGACTGTTCATCAAGGGTGAAGCGGTTTGTGAAACGGCGTTTTGGGTAGCCAAGAAACGATATGCCATGCGGGTGGTGTACGACTTGGACAAGAACGAAGACTTGGAACTGTCATATGCCAAGGCAACTACAGATGTCGAACGGAAACGCATTGCGAACAAGATGTTCAAGGTCAAGGGATTGGATGTGGTTCGTTCCAGTTTCCCGCCGGCGTTTCAGGCGGTCATGGCAGATGTTCTCAACAAAATCCTTCGTAAGAGCCAGAAGCCCGAGCTGGATGAACTATTGTTGGCATTCCGATCACACATGAACACCTTGAAGTTCGTGGAGGTTGCTCGTAATACGTCCGTGAGTGAATTGGAAGTCTATGATCTGAAGAAAGAGAAGAGCTTCGATAAGTTTCCATCGGGGTGTTCGGCGCACGTCAAAGCTGCGATCACATACAATCGATATCTCCGAAAATTCAAGTTGGACAAGATTCACGAATCCATTCGGGACGGTGCGAAGATCAAGTGGACGCAGTTGAAAAAGAACGAGTTGGGAATTCACACGATAGCTCTCAAAGGATATGATGACCCACCGGAACTCGTGGCGCTTGTGGACGAGTATATGGATTATGATTGGCTCTATGAAAAAGAGTTGAAGAATAAGTTGCAAGATTTCTATGATGCTTTGAACTGGGGCTTATTGCCCACGGAAATCAATCAAAGTGCCTTCAAATGGTTCACATTCTAATATGATCAAATCTCCATGGGAAATTGTAAGCACGGCTCGACCGGAAATTGTGTATGTCCAGGGTGGTCGGAAAGTGTGTATTGCTGGAAAAATCGTCAGTGTCGCCGGCGTCTTATGGATTGATATTCCTGACTCAGCAAAGTATTGCGGTGGTTTAGTTTGTAAATCCGGCGTTACCGTTGACGATTTTCAATGGATTGAATCACCACTGGCGATACCCAATGTTAAGACTGCGTTCCCGCCTCTGTCAGCCTCAAGTCTGATATCGGTCCAACCGATGAATCTGCCATCAGGATTGATGTTTTACATCGACTGGGCAAAATCCTCTTCTCTTAAACCCTAATATGATATGAAAAAATGGACTATTGTAAGTTCTCTGTATCCAGTATTTCATCCACATGGCAATGATACGCAAATTGTCGCGGGTGTAATCACAAGCGTAGCCGGTGTAGCGTGGAAGGACATTCCCGATCATGTCAAATATTTTGACAGTATCGTAGTGAAAGGTCATGTAGGACCGGACCAATTCGAATGGCAGTCCGTCCCACAACATAGACCACGAAAATTGAAGGCTAAATGGACGGTTGAACTTGCACAAGACATAGAATCATTTTGGGATCCACAAGCATTGAAAAAACTTGAGAAGATGATGGCTAAGGATTTGTCCGAACAAATAGCCAAGAAAATAGACGAATCCATCATGAAGTCAATCAAACCATGACCACTGATGTATATGTTGATCCGACGGTAATATCGGTTCGTCCGATTCATAAATCGGTTGCTAAAGAGTGGATCGAAACCCATCATTACACCCAAAATATGAATGGGTGTCGATATGCGTTGGGTGTGTATGCAAAAGGCAATACCAATAAGTTCTTTGACCTCGGCGATACATTGATCGGAACGATTGTCTATGCCCATCCGGTCAGCAATCGTGCAATCGATTCGATCTGTGGAGTAGGAGTGTTGGCACTGAATGAGGTATTGGAGTTGATTCGGTTGCACATCAATGATGGATACGGAAAGAACATAGAATCGTATGTCATCGGTCAATCATTCAAATGGATTCGAGAAAATGACCCGGCTGTGAAGGTGTTGATCAGTTATGCGGATCCTGAAGTGGGCCACATCGGAAAAATCTACCAAGCAACCAACTGGCTGTATCAGGGTTGTGGCGTCAGTAAACTCATGCCGGACTATAGCATTCGATTGGCCGAAGACGGTCCGTGGATGCATAGTCGGTCGGTCAGCGAACGGTTCGGGAACAAGAAAATCGAGAATCTTGCACAAGCTATCGGTCACACGTTCTGGCGCAAGGAAGAAACGGCGAAACACCGGTATCTTTATTTCTTGACCGATAAGAAAGAAACCAAACGATTGAAGAAACTGCTGAAGTTGCCTATCATTGGGTATGATAGTTTACAACCGGTGGATCAATTGATTCAGAAGATTACCGTTGATTCCACCGGCACCGTGGTTTCGGTGGAACGGATTTCAGGTGTCGGTGACGGCACGTTCACGCTCAGACAAAACAAATAATGGATATCACGAAACTGGAAGTTCGACCCATCGATAAGATGCAGGCTATCGAACTCATTTTTGCTCACCACTACAGCAAGATCATGCCGAAGCTCACCGAACATTATCTCGGCGGGTTCATTGATGATACATTGGTCGGGGTGATGACATTGGGGTGGGGTGTTCGACCGGTACACACCATTAAATTGTTGTTTCCATCATTGGAACGCACCGACTACTATGAGATCGGCAAGATGTGCATGGATGAGTCGATGCCCAAGAATTCCGAGTCCATCTTTCTATCCCGTGTAGTTCAATGGATCAAGGACAATACCACGTGCAAGGTGTTGTTTACGTGGGCCGATGGTATTTTGGGTAAGCCGGGGTATGTGTATCAAGCGGCCAATTTCAAATACGGTGGATTCATCTGGACGGACCTCTATATTGCTGAAACCGGCGAAAAGGTACATCCACGAACTTCTCAAACGATGGGAGACAAAACCACCACCAAATACGGCCATCGTCCCACGTTAACGATTCTGAAACAACGGGGATGGCAACACGTTCGAGGCAAGCAGTTTCGATACGTCTATTTCACCTGTGGCAAGAAAGAACAGAAGGCCTTGCTCCGAGAGTCTCCGATGGATTGGAACACGCCATATCCCAAACAGGCCGATTTGGAGTGGAAGATCCAAGACCTTGACACAGGAGAATGGTCCGATACCCCGTCTATTGTATACAATGCCACTGCCAGCAATCAGCACAACAAGACGGTCAAGTCAAACACCCGGAAACTGGAAAGTACGAAGCAGCTTCGCAAGTTCTTTACCTTCTAATTGCTCACATTTCAGACCCCTTGATTTCGAGGGGTCTTTGTGTTAGATTTCAGCATAGTCCCGACCACCTCAAAACTGGAATCTATGAAGACCTTCCATTCGTCTCCCGTCCTTGTGTCCAAGACCCGTACCGGCAAGGACAAGTTCTGGCAGGCCCATATTGTTACCGAGGGAGGTCGGTGGTATACGCAGACGTCCTATTGGCAGGGCACTGCGGACGGTAAGACCTCCAAGGTACAGTTCAGCGATCCATATGAAGCGACGCCAAAGAACGTCGGTCGCGCGAACGAGACGTCTGCCAAGGACCAAGCGCGTGATGAATTCCGCAGCATGGTACAGAAGCAACAGGACAAGGGATACACGGAGCCGGGCAAGGTGTCGGCCGTTCGGCCGTTGCCTATGCTCGCGCAGACGTTCAGTAAGCGGAAGAAGTCACTGGTATATCCGGTCCTCGTTCAGCCGAAGCTCGACGGCAATCGCATGCTGCAACAGGACGAAGAATGCTGGTCCCGTGGTGGCAAGGACATGGTCCTGCCCGCGGTCCAGCATCTACTGTTCGACACCGAGGGTCAGGTCGTTGATGGCGAACTCATCCTGCCCGGCAACGTGCCGCTGGAAGAAACCGCTCAGGCGCTGAAGTCCTACAAGCCGGGCATTTCAGAGAAACTGACGTATATCGTATATGACATCATGTTGGACTCGCCGTATTCCGAACGGCTCGCCGTATTGAAGGCGCTGGTCAAGAAGCACGCGCCCAAGAACGTGAAGGTGATTCCGACGTATACGGCGAAGAACGAAGCCGAGGTCTTGAAGTTCCACAAGCAGTTCGTCGCCGAAGGATACGAAGGCATCATCGTTCGGGACGATTCGGCGGGTTATGATGTCGGCCACCGGTCCACGCAGTTGCAGAAGCACAAGGATTTCGTGGATTCGGAATTCGAGATCGTCGGGGTGCTGGAAGGCGACGGTCGTGAGAAGGGTCTGGCCATCTTCGAATGTATCACGAAGGAAGGCAACACGTTCAAGGCACGGCCGGAAGGTTCGACCGAGGTTCGTGCAGAAATGTGGAAGATGCGAAAGTCGTTGATTGGCAAGTATCTCACGGTTCGATACCAGACGATCACGAAGAAGGAACGTGTGCCGCAGTTTCCGGTCGGTGTGACCGTTCGTGAGGAAGGCGAATTCTAATGGATAGAGAATTACGAACTCTTATTCGAGATATCGTAATCGGTGCCATCGTTGGCCTTTTAGCTTCGTGGCTTGTGTGGGGCAACGGATTACTTCGTATCATCAATTGGGTACGCACATGACGCATAAAGACCGATTGGGCTCGTTCATTTTGCCCACACATCTGCTCGATAAGATTAACACGTATGTGCCGCCGACGATATCTCCAATGACGGGTGAAATCGAGAACGCAACGTTCAGCGGTGATGTCTGGCAAGCGGTAGAAACGTTCCAATCGACCAAGGGTAACTCCATTCATACGGTGTCTCGTCGGGGCAATGAATTGAAGTGTACCTGCCAGGGATTTCGTATTCAAAAGAAAGGCGCGTGTAAGCACACGCTTTTCGTAGCCAAGAAACTCGGTCTATGAAATACATTGAATTAAGCACCGAACACGGTCCAATGATCCTCATGTTAAATTGGATTACACACATTGTACCGATGAATGGCGGCACACAAGCCGCGGTGTATTTGGGCAGTGGACATTCACATCTGCATCACGGGTCCGCGGCGGGCCTCATCGAATCTATAACGCAAAAACTGAATGGAAAAACACCATGATTTTCGGTAAACACGATTCCAACACTCTCGCACAGTTCGATGCCATTCGAGCACAATCCGTTCGTGCCGCATTGATGGCGGACGGGCACTTTGGCTATATCATGCCGGTCGGTGGTGTTGCGGCCTATGATAACCAAGTATCCGTGCCGGGCGTCGGATACGATATCGCATGTGGTAACTGCGCGATCAAAACGAACCTCAACGCACAGGATGTGTTGGGGATGACTGTCGCGGATATGGATGCTAACCCATATGCCGTATATTCCAATCCAACGCTGAACAAGTTGGCCGATGCGATCGCACAGGCTATCAGCTTTGGCATTGGTCGGTCGAACGTGGCCAATGATGCACCGGTGGACCACCCACTGTTTCTGGACCCAGCGTGGTATTTGATTCCTAACATTGGGAGATATCGGGATGACCTTCTGGACAAGGCTCGTCGTCAGCTCGGTACAGTTGGGTCGGGCAATCATTACGTTGATGTTTTTGTTGATCGAGCCGATGGTGCTCTTTGGGTTGGTGTGCATTTCGGTTCTCGTGGACTTGGTCACACAATTGCGACGAACTTCCTAGCCATCGGCCAAGGTGGAACGTGGGGTGACCGAAGCCGGGAAGTGGAGACGTTGGTCACGCTCGGCACACCAACCGGTGACGATTACTGGGCGTTGATGAACCTCGCCGGGCAGTACGCGTACGCCGGCCGTGAGTGGGTTACTCGCACGGTCGTGAAGATCCTCGGTGGCGCTGAAGTCGACATGGTGCACAACCACCACAACTTCGCGTGGAAGGAAACGCACGACAACAAAGAACTCATTGTGGTTCGTAAGGGTGCCACGCCTGCGTTCCCTGGTCAGCGTGGGTTCGTTGGCGGTTCGATGGGTGATGACGCGGTGATTCTGGAGGGAACCGATTGTGGCAAAACAGCATTGGACGAAGCACCCTATGAACTCTTCATTGAATCGCTACAACGTAACGCATTGTATTCTACGGTCCACGGCGCAGGTCGTGTCATGTCCCGAACGGAAGCGGCTGGCAAGCGTGACCGCAAGACAGGTCAGTTGAAGCGGCACAAGATCACCGGTGAGATCATCAATGCCGGCCGTATCTCGCCGCAGGAAATGGAGAAGTGGCTGCGTTCGACGGGCGTGGTTCTCCGTGGCGGAGGTCTGGACGAAGCCCCACAGGCCTATCGTCGATTGCCGGACGTTCTGGCCGCACAGGGCGACACCGTGACGGTGTTGCACACCCTTAAGCCGGTCATCGTGGTGATGGCCGGTGATGATGTCATTGACCCTTTCAAGGATTAACTCATGTTTGCATGGATTTTTGGACTATTAGCATTCGCACTACTCATCAGCCTGATGTGGCATCGAGATGAAATTGCTATGGTACGCCGCCGGCGAGAAGATGCGTACTATGCACACAGGGTTCTATTGAATACGATAGACGCAGGCACGATGCCCATGGCAGTTATCGCCAGTCGTGGGTGGAAGATCGACCACACGGATGGATATTTCGATGCTGATGATCCGAACAAATTGACCTCTAGACACTGGACCGTCAACGGAGAAACTGATAAAACCCTTATCGGCGCCTACAACAAAGCGTGCCGAGTGTATGACGCACGCACAACCAACTCAGAGGACGTAGCATCGTGATACGTAAACGAAATCTTCCTACGTTTGTACAATTACGTCGTTTGATTTCTCGAATCGAACAAAACGATGTGCTCAATCTTGACAAGATTGATGAGATTCTTTTCTATGCTCGTCGCAAGGTTAATGAAGATGATGACACAACAGAGTTTGATCGAACGATGCTGAACCTTATTCGTCAACGTGAAAAACTCATGAAAGATGTGACCGAACTTAATGATCTGCTTTCTAAAATCGTATACATAAGGAATTTATTATGAAATGGTTATGGATGTTGGGTCTGTTGGCCACCACCGCCTCGGCGCAGACCAAATTGGACAGTCTCATCCCACCAGCGACGCCGTTCGTCACTGATGCCGCAAGGTTGTTCGCACCCAATGAAATTACGGCGATGAATGATGTTGCACGACGTACGCAAGCGACGATCGGTGGTGATATTGCCGTACTTACGTTGACTGACATCCATGACTATCTGCCTGCTGAAGTCGCGATGACAGCCGGTCGGCAGTGGCGAGTGGGTGGGTCCGCCGCGATCGGGTCGGAACAACGAAACCTTGGTGTGGTCATTCTTATCGTGCCACGAACGGCCAATCACGGTGGTAAGTGTTTCATTGGCACCGGTCGTGGTGCCGAGGGGTTCATCACCGATAGCAAAGCAGGCACATTGTGTCGTGATAACCGAACGTTGTTCCAAGCTTCCAAATATGGAGAGGCCACGCTGAATTTGGTTACGTCAGTATCGGCCCTCATGCAAGAACACGTATCACCACCGGTGGTCGTGCCGGCCGACCCGATGGATCCCACTACCATCATCTGGGCAGTGTTCATTATCAGTGGGTTGTTCATTTGTGGATTACTTCTGCTTCGCCGGCAACGTCGATTGCAGGAAGAGGAAGACCGACGAACACGGGCAATGTGGGCGGCACACAATGCCAAAGTACGAAGACAAGCAGAAGAACAACGTCGTCAGGCCGAAGCACGCGCCGCTGAAGCTGCACGAAAAGAAAAGGCACGATGGGATGCGTTGACACCGGAAGAACAGGCCGCCGAAATCGCATTTCGCAAGGAACAGGAATGGAAAGCGGCTAAACAACGAGAAATCAACGAAGAGAAAGCTCGTGTTCGTCGGTTGAAGGAAGAAAAGGCCCGTCGAGAACGTGAAGACGAAGAGGATGAACGACGTCGCCGATCGTCGTATTCGACGGATACCTCATATTATGGATCCTCCTCATCGGACAGTTCTTCCAGTAGTTCCGATTCCTTTGGCGGTGGTGGTGGATTCTCTGGTGGCGGCGGAGGAAGTGATTTCTAATGGACAACGTCACATATCGACGTATTCAACGCGCGTGGCAGAAATTTGACGCCACCACAGCGTACGGGTGTCAGAACAAAAAGATGGACTTCGATCTAGGTCGGTGCCAGGCTGCATGGAATGAGTACAACCAAACTCTAGTCAGTTTGGGCGTTGCGCCGGTATCAACGCCCCCGATGGGGTTGACGGTGCACGTTTAGCCTGTTAGGTTACTACATATAGGTAATGGCGAAAGATGTCACTTGACGAGTACCCATTACCTACATGTAGCATCCATCCCTCAGATACAAGGTAAGGGCATATGCAAAAGAAACTTCCCACATCCGATGTGGGCGCCATCGTCGGCCGATTTCAGGTCCACGAACTTCACGAAGCACATCGATCATTGATCGATACCGTATTAGCTCAACACGACCGAGTGATCATTTTCCTTGGCTTGAGCCCGCTTCGAAATACCATCAACAATCCACTGGACTATAATACACGGAAACGGATGATTCAGGAAACGTATCCGGACGTTGAAGTGTATTATATTGAAGACCAGCACAGTGACGCGGTGTGGAGCCGAAATCTCGACCGCGAACTGGACAAGTGGTGCAAACCACATCAAACCGTCACATTGTACGGTAGTCGTGATAGCTTCATCGTTCACTACACCGGCAAACATCTGACGGTCGAATTGGAATCAGAGATTTTCATCTCCGGGACGGAAATCCGTCGCCGTATCGCCAATTCCTCCACCCATACCAAAGATCATCGGGCCGGCATCATCGAAGCCAGTTTCAACCGATTTCCCACCGTCTATACGACCGTTGATGTTGCGATCTTGGATCGAGACAAGCGTCGCGTATTGATGGGTCGGAAAAAGGGAGAACCGGGCCTTCGATTCATTGGTGGTTTCGCCGATCCCAACTCCGATTCGTTTGAAGCCGACGCCAAACGTGAAGTGATCGAGGAGACGGGACTCGAAGTGGGAAATCTTCAGTACATTGGTAGCTTCAAGATCGATGACTGGCGATATCGAAACGAGATGGATAAAATCAAGACGTTGTTTTTCACGGCCGATTATGTGTTCGGGCGGCCGGAAGGGGCTGACGATATTGAGTCAGTCCAATGGGTACCATATGATCAGATCTTCCCGACCCAATCCATACTGGTCATGAAGGAACATATGGTACTACTGAACGCACTCATCAAACATCTATCCTGATACAAGATAAGGAGATATACCATGCTACCGATCAACAACATTCTTCGTACCGACGGCTACAAGCCGTCACACTGGCTTCAGCTTCCGCCCAAGACTTCGAAGCTCTACGCGTATTTGGAATCGCGTGGTGGTGAATTTCCGGAAGTCACTTGGTTCGGCATCACGGCCATCTTGAAGGAGTATTTCTCGAAGCCGATCACGATGGCCGATATCGATCAGGCCGAAAAGTTGTTCACTTCGTACTTTGGTACGAGCAAGGTGTTCAATCGTGTCGGCTTCGAATACATCGTCAAGAACTATGACGGGTACTGGCCGCTTCGTATCAAGTCGGCACCCGAAGGCCTGACCATTCCGACCCGTAACATTCTACTGTCCATTGAGAACACCGATGAACAGTGTGCCTGGGCCACGACCTATGTGGAAGGCATGGTCATGAAGGTCTGGTACACCACAACCGTCGCGACGATTTCGCGGAATATCAAGAAGCTCATCAAGAAGTATCTTGAAGAGACGGGTGATGTATCGGGACTGCCCTACAAGTTGCATGACTTCGGCTACCGTGGTGTCTCGTCCGAAGAATCGGCAATGCTCGGTGGCATGTCACATCTGGTGAATTTCGCTGGATCGGATACCATCGTCGCCATCCTCGCGGCACAGATGTATTACAACGCCGAGAATCCCGCTGCGACCATTCCCGCCGCCGAACATTCCACGATCATGGCGTGGGGCCGAGAGTTCGAATACGAGGCCTATGAGAACATGATCAATCAGTTCAGCAACGGTATGTATGCCGTGGTATCGGACACGTATGACATCTACAACGCAACCAAGGTGATTTGGGGCGAAATGCTCGTAGATAAGGTCAAGTCAGCGCCGGGTATGCTCGTCGTTCGACCGGATTCCGGCGTCCCGAACGAAGTGGTTCGACAGATTGTGGAAATCCTTGGTGAGAAGTTCGGCTATACGGTCAACACCAAGGGCTACAAGGTGCTAAATCAGGTTCGTGTCATTCAGGGTGATGGTATTACCTTGGACGAAATCGGTCGTATTCTTGAAGCCTTGAAAATTCGTGGCTGGTCTGCTGACAATGTAGCCTTTGGTATGGGTGGTGCGCTGTTGCAGAAGATGGATCGAGACACGCAGAAGTTTGCATTGAAGGCGTCCTATGTCGTGGTGAACGGCCGGGAACGTAACATTGCAAAGACGCCAGTAACGGACAACAACAAGCGATCGAAGCCGGGTCGATTGAAGCTGGTGTTCGAGGACGGCGCATACCAGACCGTAGATATCCATGAAATTGGTCAGGATGTACTCCAGACAATTTGGGAGAATGGAAAACTATTGGTCGATCCCACCTTCAACGAAATTCGCTCACGGGCGGAGGTATAATGTTATCGAAGAACATGTTCCCAACATCATGGTCTGCACAAGGAGCAATCAATCCGATTTGGGTCGGCAGTGGTCTGTCGACAGCATCGATGACGCCCCTGGATGAAGAAGTATTTTTTGGAGTCGACCGACCACAGAAAAAAGAACCACCGGTACTCCCGGTGGTTCTTGTTCCTGCGGGAGAATTACATACGGGGTTGGCAGAGTGGTTCCGACCATTGGTGTCGAAACGCATGTTTGTTGCCGGTGGTTGCTTTAAGCAATTTTTGACCGGCAATCCCATTCGTGATATTGACATTTGGTTTTCGGATGTCAACGAACATGCTACGATGGTGCACAAGTTGACTTTGAATCCAAACTATACAAAGGAATATGCATCCGACCGATCGGTTGGGTTTCGGCATAACACCGAGAATGTATTGTTGGATTTGGTAAAGTTACGATTTGGCACGCCGGTAGAGATTATAAGTGAGTTTGATTTCACAGTATGTCAAATGGTGTATTATGTGGATGATGCGGGCATTCCCATGATCGCACACCATCCAAACTTCTTCATCGATCTTGAAAAGAAACAATTGGATTTGGATGATTCGGTTAAGCCCATATTGACCGCCGATTATACATTCAATAGAATGATCAAGTACGTTCGAGATTATGGATTCACCCCATCAAAAAATCTCAAGACATGGTTCTTCACGAAAATCAAAGAATTAAATTACGTCCCTACTGTATCGGAACTGGATACATTTAACAGGTATTGACAGATGTGAAGTTTGATACTATACTTCCATAGTATCACTCACCGAGGTTTTCTATGATGAAAAGTGTGTTGGACCGATTTATTGCAAAATACAACCTTAACGGCACCGCGGATAAAGTAACGTGGAAGTCGGATAAGTCAGGACTGTCCACGAGATTCATTTCGGATGACCGAAATGTTGTTGGCGAGGTATCGACCACGGAATTTGCTATGGATCCTGGCGAATACTATGTCTACGAAACGTCACAGCTGCGTGGTCTATTGGGCGTGTTGTCTGATGACATCACGGTCAAGGTACAGACCGACGGCACCAAAACCACTGGATTGACATTTTCGGACAAGTCGATCAAGACGACGTTCGTGCTTGCGAAGGACGCATCCACCATCCCAGGCGCACCCAACTTCAAGAATCTACCCAAATTCGAATTCACGATCAAAATGGATCGTGCATTCATGGACCGATTCATCAAGGCGAAGGGTGCGTTATCGGACGTCGATACGTTTGCAGTGGTTGCCGATGGCAAAACCACGAATCTCGTATTGGGCCATAGCAAGATGAACACCAATCGAATCGCATTGGAATGTGAGGTAGACACACAGGCCAAAATGGACGCGATTCATTTTCACGCTCGTTGCCTTCGTGATGTGTTGGTTGCTAACAAGGAAGCGGACGAGGGCACGTTGGAAGTATCCAGTGAAGGGCTTATTCGCGTCAAGTTCACGTTGACGGATTTCACCGTAGCATATTACCTTCCCGAAGTAAAGTTGGGTGACTAATGAGTTTTGATAAGTGGGCGGATAAACCCGCGTTTGACATCGAAGCAGAAAAGCGTGCGTTCATTGCCCATCTCGATGAACTCAAAACCATGTCTGTGGAAGAACAGACCTTGTACAAGAAATGGTACGAGATCACCACACACTACGCGTCCTGGCATAACAAAGCGGACATCGAAAAGGGCAAGATCTGGAAGCCGACGGATATTCAGAATTATGACCAGACCGTCGCTGAAGTGAAGGCCCTCCGTCCCCGACTTCGATTCATCGATCCATCGGATAAGCAGGGTATCACGGCGTGGGAGATTCACCGCGTCTACGTGAGTAGTTTCAACTTCGATCAAAACCCCGGTCGATTCCTTCGATTCATGTTCGAAGATGAAGTCACGGGTAAGGTGATCGGTGTAACGTCCATCGCATCCGACGTCATGAGCATTGGCGTGCGGGATCAACATATCGGATGGACCAACGAACAGAAAATCGGTGGCATGTTGAATCACACGGCCATCGGCACGACAATCGTCGCGACACAGCCCTTCGGATTCAATTTCCTCGGCGGCAAACTTCTCGCCGCGATGTTGGTGACACCGGAAATACGAGATCGATGGTATCAATCGTATGGACAGGTGCTGGCAGGAATCACCACAACGTCATTGTACGGCAACGGATCGATGTACAATAGCATTCCGTGGTGGAAAGCCTTAGGCCATACACAGGGTAAAGTGCCGTTGAAGCCCGATGATCGATTCTACAAGATCTGGCACGATGTCATCAAGGCTAAATATCCGGCGGAATATGAGGAACTGTCCTACAATGACGCGGGTGATGTTGCTACCGGCGTGAAGGGCAAAATCATGAATCTCATTTTCCGAGAAGTGGGCGTAAAGCCATCGGCATATACGCATGGATTTGAACGAGGCGCGTATTTCGCACCATTGTACGAAAACACCAACGCGTTCCTCCGACAGGAGATTACGGAAGCACAACTGGTGCCCAAGAAACGGGGTACCGCGGTCGCTGATGTGATGACCTGGTGGCAACCCAAAGCGTTGTCCCGGTACACGACCTTGCATACGGAAGGTCGATTGAAGCCGGATGTGTTGTTCTATAACACGATGTTGTCGATGACTTGGGAAGAGGCTCGGGCCACGTTCCTAAACGACGTTGGGCGGTAGCCAGGCGGGGTTTGGCGCAAGAATGTACCATTGTTCGACTCCAAGTAGGAATATGAAGTTCCATTATACACAATGAGGTTAACATGAAAGTTGCAGTAAATGTGAAGGGCGTGAGCGCCGATCAGATGACCGCGGCGCAATTTGATACTACGGTCACGTATCGTGAAGGAACGGCGGAGGAAGTTATCAACGCACGTGCGATCAAAAAGTTCCACACGTTCATGCGAAAGACCGATCCTGAGATATTGGCACAGTTGACCACGTTCACCGTGAAGAAAATCACACCGGCGGCACAGGAATGACCGAACATACGATTTGGGTAGAGAAATATCGACCCGATACCGTTGATGGTTACATTGGTAATGATGCGCTGAAGTCCAAGATGTCCCGGTATATCGCCGAGTCGGATGTTCCACATCTACTCTTGAGCGGTCCGCCGGGCACGGGCAAAACGACGATGGCCAAGATTCTGGTCAAGAACATTGACTGCGATTTCTTGTACATCAACGCCTCGGACGAAAACAACGTCGATACTGTTCGTAACAAACTCAAGACCTTCGCATCAAGTTCAGGATTTCGCGATCAGAAAATCGCAATTCTGGATGAAGCGGATTTCTTGACGCCGAATGCACAGGCCGCGTTGCGAAATCTGATGGAAACGTTCAGTAAGCATTGCCGATTCATTCTAACGTGCAATTACGAAGAACGTATCATCGATGCAATCGTCAGTCGTACTCAACACTTTCATGTGGTGCCGCCGACCAAATTGGAAGTGGCAAAGCATGTGGCAGGAATTCTCACCAAAGAACAGGTGGAATACAAGCCGGCCGACATCAAGTTACTGATCGACGCCCACTATCCAGATATTCGGAAGATTATTGGTACGTGTCAATTGCATACCCATGACGGAGTGCTGAAGTTGGACGCGGAAGAGATCGTACAGAGTGATGTGAAACTACAGATCGTCACATTGCTCGGGCAAAAAATGGACCCCAAGAAGAAGTTTCAGGAAATCCGTCAGCTCATCGCCGATGCAAAAATTCGGGACTTCACCGATTTGTATGCGTTGTGTTACGAGAAAGTAGACGAATACGGCAAAGGCAACATCAGTGGCGTTATTCGTGCAATCGCCGAAGCACAGAAGTATGATAGTCAAGTGGTCAACAAGGAAATCAACTTCATGTCAATGATCATCGATGTGTTACAGGTAATCGGCTGATGAAATATGAATATTTGGTTCTGGAATTTGATAACACTGCGTATAATAACGAGGTTCTCAATGTTACGGGAACGACCGCGGCGACCGGCGATGGCGCCGCAGGTTGGTTGAATTACTATGGTAATCAGGGTTGGTGTCTGATATCGCGAAATTTCATTTTAGAGAACAAGAAATATATTCATCATTTCGTCTTCATGCGACCGATTCGATAATCTTACAACTAGTTATAGTAGTAATCTACTAAGGAGCATCTTATGGAAACACCGTTCGATCCGTCAAAAACCACTGCACTGGTTTGTACATGCGGCAATCATACCTTCACTGCCAGTGTATTTCTTCGAAAAGTATCAGAGTTGATTTCACCCAATGGAAAGAAAGGTATTCTACCGATTCCGACATTTACTTGCAATGCATGTGGTAAGTGTCCCGATGAAGCGGTACCGGAGTTCATCAAGCTCGAAGCACAAGGCATAAAGGCTTCGCCAGAAGTTGCCGACCGACCACGACTCACCCTTATCTAAGGCTCATTGTGTCCAATCTTATCGTACAAGTAGAAGAAGTACAGGATTATCTTCGCCGAGAAATGCCCGAAGGTGGCGAATGGGTGATTCGTCGTGTACCGATGTTGCTCCGCCGGATCGAAGAACTCGAACGTGCGTTGATTCCATTCGCCCGTCAATCAGCTCGTGAAAAGCAGTTCAAGACGAAAGTGCCATTGACACAGGTCTATATCAAGGACTGTGATCATGCCATGACGGTGTTGTCCCGCGCGGCCTCTCTCGCCGCACTCCCCGCACCAACCGAGATCGCAGCAGAATAATGGCCTCTCCGTTCGCACACATTGACGCGATCTACACCAATCAACGTATCGACTATTATGATACGTTGAGTGAGGCAGATCGTAAGTCATTTTCGCCGTATTTGATTTCGATGGGTATCTCCATGACCCAAGAATTCCTACCGATTGCCAATGAAGCGAACAAATACTGGGACCAGTTGGACGCCCGATCCACCTACCTGTTCTATAGCCAAATTTTGCCTAAAGGCAAACGATACAGTAAGTGGGTCAAAGGCAAAAAGGACGATCGGTATCCCGACTGGTTGATTGCCAGGGTGGCACAACATTATCAGGTCAGCACCGCACATGCAATGGAATATCTGGACATTTTCCACAAAGACGACACCGGTCGTGCTGGATTGCTCGAACTCCTTGAACGTTACGGCACCGATCCGAAACTCATCAAAAAGCTGAAACTATGAGCGTGAATGAGATTTACGAAGAAACGGTGGATTGGCGCGGGAAATCGTATCTACGATACAAATGTGAACGACATGATAAAGTTGTGTATTCGACCGAATCACATGCGATCGACGCCGCGCGCAAAGTGGGCCAGAAAACAGGACATTTGTTCAAAGCCCATCAGGATGTATGTGGACACTGGCACATCAAGGGGCCGAGGAAAACTCGTACCTATCGGTAACACCCTTGCCAAACCCCTCACAATCGAGTAGATTTCAGTATGACTGAAACTACACCCACGCCGCGTAATATCTCGTTCTCCCAATACACGATGGGAAGTACGTGTGCATATCGATGGAAACTGAAGTACATCGACGGGCACACCGAAGATTCGAATATCAACTTGGTATTCGGAACGGCGATGCACACGGTCATTCAACATTGGTTGACGTTGTTCTATTCGGACGCGTCCAAAGCAAAGATGTTCGACATGCATGACATGCTGAAGTCCGAGCTTGTCAAGGGTGCAAAGGAAGAATTGTTGGTGGCCGGAAAACAGCTCACCACGCCCGAGGAACTGTCGGAGTTCTATGCCGATGGATGTAAAATTCTAGATCACGTACGCAAGCACGGCCGTACTTGGTTTCCTGCCACCGGTCACACGTTGGTGGGCATCGAAGTTCCGTTATTGTTGGACATTGGTCGAAATCTCAAGTTCAAGGGATTCATCGACATTGTCATGTATGAGAAGGCCACCAAAACATACACGATCTACGACTTCAAAACTTCCGATCGCGGCTGGAAAGACTACCAAAAGAAAGACTCGAACAAAACGGACCAATTGCTGTTGTACAAGAAGTATTACAGCGAATTGTTCGGTGTACCGATCGACAATATTCAAGTCGAGTTCATCATTCTCAAGCGGAAGATTCCCGAGAACACGGAATTCGCCGTCAAGCATATTTCGGGATTCGTGCCAGCGCATGGCAAACCGAGTATGAAGAAAGCGATGGACCGCTTGGAGAAGTGGATCACCGATACGTTTGATGAAGCGGGACAGCCTCGGTTGGATAACCTGCCACCGACCAGTTCCGAAAAAAGCTGTAAGTTCTGTCCGTTCAAGAATGACGCAACCAAATGCGCCTATAGCTATTATCTACCGGCAGGACAACGAAAAGTCTATATACATGGAAAATCTGACGTTTAAGCATGACGATGTGGTGTTCTGGTCCGATACACATTTCGGACACCAGAACATCATCAAATACTGCACTCGGCCATTCGAATTTTCACCTGCTGGCACCGAGGCGATGGATTTGGTCATGCTTGATGCCTTTCGTGAGGCCGACGAAGCAGGCAAGACCATCTTTCACCTAGGCGATTTCGTCTTTCGCCCGGACACGATCCGAAAGATGTCCTGGCGGCCGAGGGGAGAACACTACATCCTATTAGGCAACCACGACAAACATGCCAATGACGGGGGAAAGTATCGATCGCTGTATCACGAATACTTCCGTCATATCATCGGCCATTCGGATGATTGGAAGTCCGAAATGGTCGCGGTCGAAGTGGACGATGTTGGTATTCTATTGAGCCACGAACCACAGAAGCAGTTGTGGGGTCGGCAGTTCAATTTCTACGGACATCATCACAACAACATGATGAGGAACCCGAGCATGTTCCTCACGGACTATGGCTGGTTGTTCGATTCGGATCATCATATCAATGTTGGCGTGGAACTGACCAACTATCACCCCATTACTGTCACCGAAGCGTTAGCGCTTCCAAAACCCCATCGACCATGATGAACGAGATAATTTTACTTGTCAGTTTTGTAACGTCCGCGGCGGCAACCTAGAAGCGGATCACATAAAATCATGGAAAGATTATCCTGAACTACGATACGATTTAACCAATGGACGAACATTATGCACGAAATGCCACCGAACGACATTCAAACGACAAATTCCGAAGCATGGATAGGATTCGACCTGGATGCTACACTTGCCGACAGCGAGGACGGCCAACCATATCATCCCTTACGAATCGGACCGCCAATTCCATTAATGGTGGATCGAGCAAAATCGTTATTGGAAAGTGGGATGAATATTCGAATTTTGACGGCCCGTGCAGAACCGCACGGCAATCAAGATATTCCACAAAGCGAAATTCTTCACGCCATTGAACAGTGGTGTTTGACACATTTGGGTCAAATCGTGCCGGTCACCGCGTGTAAGGATTACAACATGATACGATTCTACGACGACCGAGCCATTCAGGTCGAACCGAACACAGGGATGCTCAGTGTAGACGTAGCCTACGCACAAGGTGTGGAAGACGGATACGCACAACGTAGATAACTTCACCGAATCAAAACAAAAAACCCGACGCCCTAACAAGCGTCGGGTTTTTTGTGTCATAAGTAGTAGTTTTCTACTATTGCTCGATATGTATAGTCATCATCCCAACGGAGACTCCTTGTGACACGACATAAGAAAGAAGAATACGCCACGTTACAAATCCGGCGTGACATAAAAGAACAAGTAGCCGATTACTGTAACCGAAAGGGTTTGAAGATTGGCCGTTTCATTGAAACTATTTTCCTCCAAGCCGTTTCCGGCTCAACCAAGGACCATTAATATGACTGTACTCACGTATATTTGGAAGATCATCGATAAGTTTGGATTGTTTGGTCGCCTTGACAATAAAGGATTGGCCGAAGTACATCTTGAACTCGAAGCCCAGCGTCTTATGGAAAGCGGATTGCCGCAACATTCCATAAGCGTATTGAAGCGTGTGGAAGACCTAGAACGAGAAAAAATCGTTCGCAATAAACTTGAGGCACAACGAGAAGAATTTGCCAAAGAACTTCAAACAGATTTGCCGTGGGACGTCGAATCTCCAGTACAGCGATTTGATGATGAACTTCCACCGAAGCCCGTACCACCGCCGTTGAAAGATTTAGTTGAAGGTGAAATCAAAAAGACGCGCAAGCCCCGTGCCAAGAAGACTCCGTCGAAGCGGAAGAAGACCGATGATTAAGGGCATTCCGAAGGCCAACCGAAAGAAGATGCTCATGTTATCCGATGACATGAGATTGCCCTCAGGTGTAGGTAATATCAGCCGAGATCTCATCATCGGTACCGCTCACATATACAACTGGGTACAGATTGGTGCCGCGGTTCAGCATCCAGAGGCCGGGCGTGGTGTGGATATTTCCGATAGTATCAAGAACGAGTTTGGTGTGGAAGATCCATACGTTCGTATCTATCCCTACAATGGCTATGGCGATCAGAACATCCTACGTCAGTTGATGGAAGTTGAGAAGCCGGATGCCATCATCCACTTCACCGACCCACGATTCTGGACTTGGTTGTATCAAATGGAACATGAAATCCGGTCGAAGATTCCGCTCATCTACTATCACGTATGGGACGACACTCCAGCACCGAAGTACAATCGAGATTTCTACCGATCGTGTGACACCATCTTGACCATTTCTAAGCAGACGCACAATATCGTACGAAATGTATTAGGACCTGAAAACACCGTCAATCAGTAAGGAGAGCATGTGCCAGAACCAAAACGAGAAGCAGGCGAAGCTCCTGTATTAGTTCAATATGTGCCTCATGGTGTCAATCATACCTTGTGGAAGAACATCACCGATGAAGAAGGTCTAAAGGCCGTTGCCGCGATGCGAGTCCGTATATTCGGTAAGGATGCCGACAACGTCAAATTCGTCGTCATGTACAACAGTCGTAACATTCGACGAAAGATGACCAGTGACATCATCTTGGCATATCGGGAATTTCTCAAGACGATTCCTGAAACCGATCGGCCGTTCTGCCGACTGCTGTTGCACACCCAGCCCGTCGATGAAAATGGTACGGACCTCTTGGCCGTATTGCGAGATCTCGCACCCGACGTTCAGGCGGTGTTTTCCCCTGACCGACTATCCGCGGTTGAAATGGTACAACTCTACAACTGTGCCGATGTGATTATCAGTATGACGTCGAACGAAGGATTCGGCATCGGCACCTTGGAAGCCATGATGACCGAACGTATGATTATCGCTAACGTTACCGGCGGACTACAGGACCAAATGGGATTCGTGGATGAACACGGTCAATTGTTGGATCCTGAAGTACACTTCAATGCCGAGTGGGATACGAATGCCGATGGCAAATATCGACAACACGGGGAGTGGGTCATTCCGTTGTTCCCAACGAACCGTGCATTGATTGGATCGCCCATCACACCGTATATTTTCGACGACCGGTGTTCCTATACTGATGCCGCACGTGCCATTCGTGAAGTGTACGATATGACACCAGAAGAACGACATCGCCGTGGTAAACTTGGACGAGAATATGCACTTCGACCGGACGTTGGTATGACCGCTGAATTGATGTGCGACCGATTGATCAAAGGCATTGAAGATACGTTTGCCCGATGGGCTCCGAAGCAGAAATTCGGTATCTACAAAGGAGAATGACCAAATGAACCTATTATCCCACGCAACACGAGAGTTAGACGCCCTCGGATTAACCGAAGATTCACCGGATGAAATGAACGTTGCCATGCGAAAGCATATCTTGCACATGGTAGAGGAGTTTGCCAAGGAAGGGCATAGTGGATTCAGTGCGTCATATACACTTTCACTATTGAAGAAGTTACTTGCATTTGAACCGTTGTTACCATTACAGGGAACGGATGATGAGTGGAACGATGTATCTGCATACGGTCCAACCGACCGTGGGCCGGTATATCAAAACAATCGATGCTCGCACGTGTTCAAGGACATCGACGGTGCATACGATATCAATGGTCGAGTATTCGTGGAACCCAACGGATCCGCATATACATCATCTGAATCACGAGTACGAATCACATTCCCATATACTCCAACAATCGAATACGTCCAAGTTGAGGCATTCACTGAATGAAACCGATCTGTGTTATACAAAGCCCCTTTGCCACTAGAAGTGGATATGGCGATATGGCCAGAGACATCGTACGACATATCATCGATCTTGATCTGTACGACGTTAAATTGCTGAGCACGCCATGGGGTGCGTGCCCGATGACGGCATTGGACCCCACAACCGACGCAGAATTGATTCGTCGTATCGTACCGCATCTTACGGAACAGCCGGATCTGTTCATCCAAATTACTGTACCCAATGAATTTCAGCCGATCGGCAAGTACAACATTGGTATCACTGCTGGCATCGAAACTACATTGATTTCCGCGCCGTGGATCGAGGGATGTAATCGTATGAATACCGTGTGGGCTATCTCCCAACACTCGGCGGAAGTCATCAAGAACACCGTGTCACGAGAACAGACACCGGACGGTCGTATTGTTCGGGAGTTGAAGGTTACTGTGCCGGTCGAAGTGTTACACAATTGCGTTCATACTGATGTATTCCGTCGTATCGATCCCGAAGAAATTCCAAAGACCATTACATCGGCCATGGCGGACGTCAAGGAAAAATTCGCGTTTCTGTTCGTTGGACATTGGATGCGGGGTAATATGGGCGAAGACCGTAAGAATGTGGGATTGTTGGTGAAGATCTTCTGTGAAGCATTCAAGAATACTCCATCAGCCTCACGACCAGCACTATTGTTGAAAACGTCAAGTGCCACGTTCAGCATATTGGATCGTGAGGAGTGCTTGAACAAAATCAAGCAGATTCGTGAATCGGTCGGTCCGAATTGTCCAAATGTGTACTTGATTCACGGCGAACTAACGGACGCGGAGATGAACGGCCTCTATAACCACCCGAAGGTTAAGGCACATGTGAGCTTTACCAAGGGTGAGGGATTCGGTCGCCCCCTATTGGAAGCCAGTTTGAGTCAGAAGCCCATCATTGCGTCAGGCTGGTCTGGTCAATTGGACTTTTTGAACCCCGAAGATGCTCTCCTTGTGGGTGGGGAATTGCGTCCCGTGGAGCCTGGTGCAGTGTGGGACAACGTAATCATCCCACAGTCGAGTTGGTTCAACATAGACCCCAATCAGGCGGGCAGCGCGTTATTGGTAATCTTCAAGAACGCAGATCGATTCGCCCTTGGTGCAAAGCGATTGGCCAAGAAGAACAAGGATGCATTCAACTACAACGTGATTCGTGACCGAACCAACGAATTGTTGACCAAATATGTACCCAAGTTCGCTCCAGCACCACAACAGCTACAGATTAAGTTGCCTACATTGAAGAAGGTCTTGTAATGTTTCTTGATTCGGTACACTCTACACATCGACAACATTTGGGTAGGTCGGAAATCGATCTACCCGATGTCAAGAATGTGGAAATCGGCGACATCATCCAATTCGTGTACAAAGGTGAACCACGAATCGTGTACGTGCTGAATCCTGATTACAAACGTCAGTTGCACGGATTGACTCTGTTGAATATCGATCGACGTTTGTTTTTGACCGAAGTGATTCGACATGCGCGTGGTAAGGAACGACCGATGGAATTTTATCGCCGAGTCATCAATAAGCCGAAAATCATTGAAACGGATTCCTATCGAACCTATGAAGTACATCTCATCACCAACGTGCAAAAGCTAAACTATGAATATTAAGGTATTGTATCGAATATCAACCAACGGATACGTCAAGCCGAAGTTTGATTATGCCACCAAGATGAATTGTTTAATGAACGCCGTACAACATTTTGGAGCAGACACCATTCACTTGTTCGTAGACCGAGTGAATCTGACGCTAGACCTTAGCACCTACACTCCTGGATTTGCCCATCAAGAAGAATACACGGCCGGTAGTTCGGCCGGAAGTTTTCGATACGTGTACGAATATTCGCTGAATCAGTGGTGGCCGGCCGATACCATCGTCTATTATCTCGAAGATGATTATCTACATCGACCCGGATCTGCACAGGTATTACGAGAAGGCGTGGCTCGTGCCAATTACGTGTCGTTGTACGATCATAATGACAAATACATTCCGGGCACACAAGGCGGTAATCCATTCATCGGCGAAGACGGAGGCGAGGTGACAAAGGTCTTTAGAACCGACTCCACGCACTGGAAATTGACGAACAGCACCACGATGACATTCGCAACAACAATTGAACAGTTGACCATTGACAAAAACATACTTGATCGATACATTCAGGGTACACATCCGAATGACTTTCAGATGTTTCTTGACTTGCACGATGCAGGTCGTTCTCTTATTACTCCGATCCCCGGCTACTCCACCCATTGTGAACCTCGATGGGCCGCACCTGGTATCGACTGGAGCACTATGGTATGAAAGATCTCATAATTGGCGCAGTAGATC